TCCTTTCTTGGTTATTAATAAATGAACACTCTTATGGATGCGACCGCTCTTGTTCCATTCAGAGAGCCAAAAGATACACTTGATCGTGATGATGCTAGGTCAGCAACATCCTATATGGAAATCCAAGCGTTTATCCATAGAATAATTATCCCTGCTGAAGAAGAACGTTCAAACATGGTTTGGTCGTTTCAGGGTGTTGCTGACTACGTTACCCAGAAGAAGCAGAACAAGGAAGAAACTAGAGAACTAGCTCGTAGAGCGTTATCCCATGCACAGGATCAAGATGACTCCAACGATGACAGCACCGAGTTCAAAGGTAAATCCTTACTAGAACGCTTTGCTGAATGGGCTCTGAAAAAGGTCGTCAAATTCGTTGTAAAGACAGCCGTTAAAGCTGTATTTCGCTTCGCGCGTTGGATCCTTCGGGACATCATATTTAAAGGAATTGAAGGACTTGTTGAATGGGTGGCCCGTCCAGTGCTTATGGAGGTTTTAGAGTTCGTAGGGATGAACCCAGAGCTCTGGCCGGTGGTCCTGGCGTTAGGTGGCGGGGCTGCGCTAGGTTATGCCGCATATGACCTGTTTTTCAAGAAATCTGGTAGTGACAGTCTTGGTAGTGCAACTCCTGACTCTGTAAGCGGTATAGGCGATGATGAAACCAAAGAAAGTATTGCCGCTCAGAAACAAGAAGTTAATACCGAAACAAGCCGTCAAACAACCCATCCCACGATTGTTGATCAGGCGTCAGCACGCGTAGCTAGGCCAGCACGTCCAGCTAATGCTCCAGTAGAAGCGTTCTCTCCGATTACTGCAGTCACTAAAAGTGGCTCATGGACTCTAGGTTCAAGCAGTCAGCGTTACGAATCTGGTAGAGGCGGGGCCGGTACTGTGTCTACTGGACAAGGTGACGCCGGGGGTGTTTCATACGGTACGTATCAATTTTCGTCACGTAGTGCTAATGGTGGACCCGGCGGTGTTCAAGAGTTCTTAAAGAACTCAGTGTACGGACCAGAGTTTGCAGGACTAGCTCCGGGTAGTCCAGAATTTGGAGCCAAGTGGAAAGAATTGGCCAGGGATCCAGCTTTTGGCCAAGCACAGCATGACTTTATCAAAGGACAGTATTATGATGTCCAGATGCGTCGTCTCAAACAAGCTGGTTTTGACTTGAGCAGTAAAGGCCCAGCAGTCCAAGACGATATTTGGTCAACTGCGGTTCAGTTACGTGGACTGACACTGACAATCGTTAAAGGAGCATTGGGCGGACAAGACTGGCAACACTGGACAGACGCTCAAATAGTTAGCGCAATCCAAGATTACAAATACGATAATACAACCACAATGTTTCGTAGTAGCCCACGGTCCTGGGACTCTTTGAAGTCACGCGCTCGTAGTGAGAAGGCTACATTGGTAGCCCTCGCTAATTCAACTACGTCAACTGCTGATACTCAAGTAGCATTGTCTAAGGGTGTAACCGCAGCGGCTCCTACAAAAACCGCAAGTAGCAAGTCAACTAATGTAGCTTCTACTGGGAGCAACATTGTAACACCCGATAATCGTAATAAACCAAACACCATAGTCCAGGGTCCGCAGGGTGTCTTGATTGGTGTCAATACCTAGGAATCGCAATGGCTGCCAATACAAATTATTTGTGTGTAATCCAACAGACGTCTACTAGCGATGGTACGGCACCAATCATTGTTCAAGCACCGATGCCAGACTCGTTCATGTTTGATGCTAAATCAACCTATGATATGGCGTTACCGCAAGGATTCAGCCAGAACAAACCACTGAATCTGGCGATGGCGGCTTTCGGTACGAAGCTTACCGTACAGGCATTGACCGCCCAGATTTGGTCTGGTAACCAAGAAGCTGAATTATCGATAGAGCTTGAGTTCCATACAGAGACCGACCCAGTAGCTGACGTGCGTAATCCGATCGTGAATCTACTGAAGCTTACAATGCCAAGTATCAGCACATCGTTTGGATTGTTGCAACAGCCAGGTCCGTCATTGGACCTATCGTTGTTAGTCGCTGGCGCGGGTACTGCATTAACTAGTGCCGTCAGTTCGGGTGTATCAGTTGTATCTAGTCTCGCTAGTTCTGCATCCGGCATAGTAACTTCAGCTTTCCATCAAGTCACTGGTACAGCACCAACAGCCGGATCGTTGAATGACTCAGGAACATCGTCCAATGACGGGGCGAACTCAACCGTACCAGCGGCGACTACCCAGAATCCAAGTCTTGGCACAGCGGCCTACTGGAAATCTAGGGTAAAGAATCAGATATCGATTCGTATAGGTAACTATATGTTCTTCGATAGCGTGGTTATCACCAACGTTCAGCAAACATTCAGTTCGAATTTCGATGCACAGACCGGTCTTCCCCATCACGCGAAAGTAATGGTTGGTTTCAAACCGTTCTTCATGCTTGTTCAATCTGACCTAGACGCGCTGTTTATTAATCCTGGTTCTAACGGCGCAAGTAGTTCGAACAGCACGCCAGCTACGTCTAGCTATGGATTCTCAGTCCCCGGCGCTCCCGCTGCTGCGTCAAACACATTTGGTTTCAGCTTGTAAACTTAAGGATTAGATCATGCCATTTGAAGGTTACCAAGGGGACTACAATTGGTCGCGTTATACCCCACTCGACGAAACAGCGTACTACGATAAATTCAAATCAGCGTACAAGAACATTCGATTCAATGTGCCACCCAATACACAGCTTCAACTAACCTCAACCGACGCGGCGAACTTACCTGGATTGGCATATAGACTATTGGGTGATACCTCGTTGTGGCGTTGTCTGCTTGCGTACAATGGTTTGAGTGATCCACTAACGGACGTAGCAGTTGGCATTGTCATTAGAGTACCAACAAAAGCGGCTGTGATTGCTTATCTGTCGTCTCAACAAAACTCACAGCAAGCATCGGTAACTATTTGAAGGTTTAAGTCATGGGCTACAATGTAAACGGGCGTATAGAAATATCGCTCTTTATCAACAATGTCGAATACCCATTGGATCCAGGTGGCAATCTTCTAGGCTTCCTGCATTGTGGATGGTCCACAAAGGCAGTGTTGCCAACCGTGCACTTCATGGTAACGGATGTTTTGCATTCGTTGGATCAGATTGAGCTTCAAGACGGTATCCCTTTGCGTGTTGTAGTAAAGCCCGGTGCTGCTAACACCATGACTTATAACTTCCGCAAGTTTCATCATCGGAAGAATTTCAACGGCTCAGCTTTTGAATACGAAGTAGACGGATACCTAGACGCTCCACGTTATTGGGCTGGCACTGCTACTGGTGGCATGCGTGGCACCAGCAATGATGTTCTGTCACAGATCGCTTCTACGTGTGGTCTTCAATATCAAGGAACATCAACCAATGACTCTCAATTGTGGATGCCGCGTAATCGCACGTTTGGTGAGTTCTCTAAGAAAATAGCTGCGCGTGGTTACTCGTCGGACTCGTCCTACATGTGTCTTGGCGTTGACATAAATGGCACGATGTTCTATCAGGATGTGAACAATCTCCCAACGCCACAGACCACTCTTGTCTTGGGCCAATACGTAGCTGGTTCTTATACAGCCAACGATTACTTTCCAGAAGCTAAATCTGGATTGAATAACAAGATGACTGGTTATCAGAACACGCGTGTTCAACAGAGCATGGTCGGTACTAATACTAACACTGTACACAATCAGATAACGTTCACACCAGATTCAGTTTCACCGCTGTTTAATGCTGAAGTGAAAACAAAGATGGTGCAGGGCTACAGCACATTCAGCGCCATTGACGTCGGTAACGTGCATGAGAATTATGAAAAGGCAATGTATCAGAACATGCGTTTTGCTAATCTGTTCAGTCAAGACGTTCAATTCCTTGTTTCCACTCCAACGCCATTAACATTATTTAACACATTCATATTCTCCGTAGACACCGACAATCAGAAGCAAGACATTGCTTACGCTGGGAACTATGTTCTATCAGCCAAGGCATTCCTTGTTACTGGTGCGACTTACGTAGAGAAGATTTTAGGAACGCGTCAAGGGACGAATAGTCCGTATACTTCAGGTTGACATCATGGGATTCCAATCAGCAAATGACACGGTGGCTGCTACCGAGAAATACGGCGAAGGCTATTATCTAGGGACGGTAACAATCAACGTTGACCCTGAAGGACTCCATCGTGTTCAAGCAAATGTTCCAAATCTGTATGACACGACAAAAGGCGAAGTACCATGGATCGGTGCACACACGAGCTCACCCTTTGGTTTCGGTGTTGGCCCTAACGGTGCTTACGGAACCTACGGTAGTCCGTACGTAGGCTCCAATATCAAGGTTGAGCTCCAGAATGGTGACGAGCACAATGGTCTGTATTCACCGATCCAAGTGGCGGCCGCAGTCAACGCTGATTTTACAGATCCAAATGTCTGGGGATTCAAAGACCCAGACGGAAACGTAGTTAAGTACGACATGACAAACCACACGTATACGTTCACTACCAAGGGTGGAGCAACTATCAACATAGATGCTAACGGTAAGCGTGTGACTGCAGTCAATGGTGATGTTGAAACCTCCAACGGTGACTGGCAAATCAATGTGACGGGCAACGCTGGGATCAGTGCTTCTGGCAACGCTGTAGTTTCTGCAAATGGAAATGTGAGTCTAAGCGCTGGCGGTACTGCTTCGTACAAAGCGGCCGCACATAACTTCATGGGTGGACCAGTTTCGTCAGATAACGATATATCGGCAGCCGGTAATATGACTGACTTGACCGCCAGTGGAAACACTAAGACGGTTGGTAACATGCGCACTATATACGATGAGCATGATCACCAATACGACGATAACGGAAATGAAAGTACCACTAGCGTTCCAAATCAGCAGATCTAATTGGAAATTTTATGGTTACTGACTGGGGATTAAAGTGGTCCAATTAACGAATTTCCAAGTAAGTTTAAACGGTGCAACCTGGATTGATGTAAATCCACAATTTGGCATCAACGGGTTACCTGATAGGCTACCTGACAGTCAAGCTATCCAGCTTTGTTCGTTGTTCAATCTGTTCAATTGTCCAATAGGCGCACGCTCACGGATCTTTCAGCCTGAATACGGATCCATGTGGTATCAATTCCTACAGGAACCTATTGATCAAACAACAGCTAACAACATGCAGATCGCTATGATTCAAGCAATAGCTAGATGGGAGCCTCGGATAAACATAGATGTGTCCAATTCATACGTAACGCCTGACATGACGTTGCCCGGTTATCAAGTGCGGTTGGCTTTTACTGTTGGCTTAACTAGCGCCAGACAAGCCATGAGTTTCACTATTACTCAATAGAGAGCCAGATGTCTACCCCAATAACGACAGCATCGACCACACCCACTCTTGTTCTATCTGATCTAACTGCTGATGTTGATCAATTCGTTCAGCAATTCCAACAAGCATTGGCGCTCAAGCCTACTTGGATTGGTAATCTAACAACTCAAACTAGTGAAACGCTGATCGAGTTGATATCAACTGTCGGGTCTTTTGCTCAAGGCCGGTTGATGCGTGAATCTGAGGACGTGTTCTCAGAGACTGCGCAGTCAGACGACGCAGTGCTTTCTATAACCACGATGCAGGGCTTACGCATAGCCCGATATCTACCGGCTGGTGTGACGGGTACACTTAATTGTGCGCTGTCAGTCAGCCTTCCACCGCTAACTCAATTCTCATGCGGTGGTAGTTACTTCTTCAATCGTACGCAACTTCAGATACTGGCTGGTGTGCCATTGGCTGTTACCTTATACGAGGGACAGATCTATAGCTACTCCATGAACGGCCTTGGCACTGAACGCCAGACCTTTGTGTCGAGTCAAGATGGATTTGTTATCAGTGACCAGGACGTCATAATCCAGGTCAACGATACACTGATACCTAAGTCGTACGGCGTCTTGTGGAACTTTGATGGCTTGCCCGGTTACGCCGACATGACACTGTCCAACGGACGTCTGTTGATTCAGTTCGGTAATCTGGGCGGCGTCAATGGTCAGTTCGGTACCATCCCCCAGATCAACGATACGGTAAACATTTCGTATCCGATAACTCAGGGTGCGAACGGCAATAGCGTGATCACCATCAACAAGACGGTTTCGGTTACTGGTTTCCCGCAAATCACGGGAACATTCAGTGCGAATCCTACAGGCGGTGCTAACGACAAGCCAGTTATTGCGTATAAGAACGTGGCAGCCGGCGGGTTCGGTACTTACCAATCTGCAGTGACGAAGTCGCAATATCAAGCAACGATTGCTACATATCCAGGAATACTGGATGCGGTCACTCAAGCGCAGCGCGAAATAAATCCAAGTGATTATCGTTGGATGAACGTCATTCGCGTGTCCGGATTGACAAGCAGTCCTTGGACCCAGGATCAGATTACTGACTTCACGAACTACTGTCAGACCGTCACGATGTACGCACCGTACTTCTTGTGGCAGGACCCGATAGCAGTGCCGCGTGATGTGAATATGGACATTTATGTGTTCAATAGTGCAGTCCCGACTCAGGTACAGACGGCAGTAGAAACAGCTATCACCAATATGTTTGCACCGCAACCCGGTATATTGATGACTAATTTCTATATCTCTGACTTGATCGATGCCGCGACTGCAGCGGCGGCAGGACAGATATCGTACATCATACCAAATGCTCCAACTGGATCAATGATAGTTACCGCCCCAGAGAGTCCACAAATCACGTATACATTGGTCCCTGGTGGTGGTTCCTTAGGATCGTTGGTTTATGCTTACTCAGTATCAACAACACTTACTACTGGTGAAGTAGGGGTTCCGACGAATTGGGTATTCCCACAAGTCATCAGTACGACAGCTAGCTACGGTATTACTCTAACATGGCCGGCTGTAGCAGACGCAGCTACGTATCAAGTATGGGGTCGATCTGCCAGTGGCCTAGGAATACTAGCGACTGTTGAAGCTTCGGTTCTTACGTTTGCAGACAATGGAAGCATAACGCCAACTGGTGGACCGCCGACAACTATTGCGGATACTCCGATTCGCTATAATTCACTCAATAGCCTAACGATCAACGTGTTCTATTCTGAACGGCAACAGCGCACTGCTGGTTCTAATCCCACACGGATGGCAAACGGATAAAGCAATGACCACCGTATACACGTACTCACAGAACGTTCCAAGTACAGATCCGGCTGAGAACAAACGGCTTGGTTATAGAACACCTAGATCCATATTGCTTCCACCTTACTTGGAGATGAACCCGTACTTCGTCGATTTCATGGATGCTATCGACGAAGTATTCGAGCCGCTAGTCGACATGAAGACCGAAATCGTAGGTGGCTTACGTAACATGTGGATCAGTAATCCAGCAATGGAAGCCGGACCAATAGCTGATAGCCAGTTGATTCCGTTTGAAGCTTGGTCTCAGCCAGAACGTCAGCTACTAGTCATGCAGGTAAATGCTCTAGGCATGAAACTTCAGAACGCCGGCGTTATGACTAATGACAATTATCAAACAATTAGTCGCTGGGTTGGTCAGTATTGGTTTGGGAAAGGCACTGAATCATTCATCAACTTCATCAACTATTGTCTGTCAGCATCGTTGATTGTTCAGAAATTATGGACTGACGACTATGTGAATTTCGTTCCAGAAGGTGACGCTAGTATAGGAACACCTATATGGGAAAACGGTACATGGTATCCAACCACCCACGTGTCCGTGGTAGCAAGCGGTGGCTTACAGACGCTTGATATACAGACGCTGGTTTCGTTCTTTTACGAGATCGCGAACTACAATCTAGTGTTACAGGCTGTTGAATTGTCTTATGACATTCCAATTGTAGATCATCTTGAAGATGGTTACGATCTGGCGGTAGTTGTAGCCATAGGATTGTGGGCTGACTCAGCGCTGGTCATCTCGAATACAATACGAATTGGTGCCGATAGTCCGCCAGTCTATGATATAGCTCCAGACGTACCGATGAGTGCACTAACCACAAATCCTACGGCTACTGACTTTAGTAGCATCTACATGCTGAGTCAACCTACCGCATGGCTACAGGATACTGAGGGACGTACTTATCCAGCGTACACTGCGGCTGATCAAACGGTAACGAACGTCGATTCATTGCCTACTACATTATGTGGTGGTCCATCAACTAATGGTCAGAACAGCGGCTACTCAATTTTGTATGGACCAGTTAGCTGGATTCCTGTCCCTGGATCCACGCGATCTACTGCTCGGATACCAGTGTATAGTAGTGTCCCGGTGCAGCGAACAGGTAGCTTGGGAACGGTCCCAACGCAGATCGTAGGGAATCAACGTGGTAACTTGTTAGTGAATCCTGATGGATTCATGGAAGTAGTGACAGGTAGCGGCCAATATACTCCTTTCTGGTACACAACATGACAGCTCAAATTCCAGTCTTTTATGACAGTACTCAACTTGTGCATCGGCCGATGGACTTGTCGGATACTTTAAATACACAATTAATGCCAGTAAGCGCACGGCCCGGTAACACTGTTCAGAATCTAACTGACGGTCTATATGTCGGACAAGTGTTGGCGTCGACCGTTTATTACGTGAGTAGCGCTGGAACTGACGTATCAACAGGTGGAACTAAGGCTGCGCCATTCAAGACTCTAGACTACGCACTATCGCAACTAACTGCTCAATCAGTCGGAAATCAATACACGGCTGGTAACACGACGATAGCATTGGCTGCCAATCAATCGTTTCCGATGACTGCAGACTTCAATATCTACGGTGGTCGTATTACCTTTGCCTTCTACGGTGATCCGCAGTATGGTGACTTCAACAGTGCGCCTTTCGGAACTGGAGCACAGCCAGCGGTTATGTCTGATCTGCAGCGACCGATTATTGTACCGACTTCCAATAACGTCAATTCCCAGTGGTATCTAACTGGCATAAACAGATACGGTGGGAACGTTGCGTTCACTGGTGTGACCATACTGTTGCCTGTAGCACCAGCACAACCATCTATCACTTTGTATTCCCAGTCCTCTGATTTTGTACGGTCCATGAACTACAGCAGTCAGGGCTATGTGTCACTGTTTGGTTCATCGATCAACATGCAGGATCCTAATTCGTTCTGGGGATTCCTGGGTATCCGTGCGCGCTCGACTGGAACTACGCTTGATCAATTCGCTTCTCAGTTTCTGGTTAATGGTATTCAACTCAGTGCTGCTAACACTCCAACATCCGGCCAGCTAACCGCCCGTCAATATTTTGTTAAGCTGTATGTGGATTTCCCTGGCAATCTACAGACCACTGGCGTACTGAGCAGCACCACTCAGAATTCTAGTACCGCCTCCGGCCTATTGAATTTAACATGGGCAGATACGGAAGCCCTAACAGTCGCTACGGGGAAGACTAACTTGGCGTCGTTTCCAATATGCTTTGATCTAAGCTACGGCTTCCGTAACTATGTATTCGGTCTACAAGATGACCAGCAATCACGTCCTATGAATATTGTATCATCCCGCTTATTCTAAGTATAGAGGCATCAATGTCCGCAACGCCACTGTTTCTTATCACAGATGCCGGCTTGGCTGCTGCATCTGTGGCTATGCCAGAAGGTCCGTACATACACATAACTAGTTTCGAGATCGGTGACGGGTACGGATACGATCCTCAAACAACCGACACAGGACTGAACGGTAACTTGCTGTACACTGGTGCACCGACGTCGTATTCTAACATCGGTAACAACACGATCAACATCGTCTGTCAGATACCGCCTGATGCAGGTCCTTTCGAATTCGGGGAAGTGGCGTTATTCCTCGAAGGCGGAGTGATGTTTGCTAAGGCTGTGTTTGACACACTCCAATACAAATATTCATCGTTGGGAACAAACGTTGTTAGTTCGTACACACTCAACTGTCTGCTGAAGCTGCAACAGTCGACAGCCGTGTTTCAAATCGACACTACCGATGGACCGCCAGCCGTATGGGAAGTGTTTCAATGGAGCGATATATTCCCACCGGGTATTTCAGCTAATCCAGATATCCCGTTGACGCTATGCCGTGAACTAAACACTAACGGTGATTCATCGCTATTGCAAAATACCAGCGATGAAAACTGGTCGCTGAATACTTCGTATTGGCCATATAGCCCTATAGGAACTTCGAGTGTTGATTTCGCCGTTGCTAACTCCAGTACATCTTGGGTAGAAGTATTAGCTACTTCTTGCCATCCTCAAGATTTGACGGCGGCCAATCGACAGTTCGTTGTTCAAACGTCAGACGGATTCTTCCGCTCGGTGTCTTCCGTTGCAGTATCTGGTGCGAACTATCGATTCTCGCTGAATGTGTCAAGTGACGGAACCTACGTAAATACACCGTTGTTGAACGCACCGACGGTTGGTTCTAACCTACGCATATACAGAGATGATCAAGCAGGTGGATCTATCTACTATTCGCAGATCATAGATCCGCCTAACGGTGGTCTGCAAGCAAATAATAGCATTTATGAACCGGTGACTCCTGAAGTCGTTACCCTGACTGCAGCAGATCTAGGTGGTTCATTTACGTTTAGTCCTTATGCTGCCAGTGGCTCAGGGTTAGTTCAAGTAATAGAACTTCCGCCGTATGCAAACCTAGTGCCTGGAAATGCTGTACAGGTATCGTGTTTTGGGAGTGACGCTGGGAACGGTATTCTGTACGTTAATGCTAACGGTGGCGGAATAGACATATCCAACGGTACATTCGTTCAAGTGCCTATGTTTGGAGGTGAAACTACTCTGTATGTCTACAATGGTGATGGTACATGGCTTGCGAAAGGTAGTTCTGCTCTACGTTACAATATCTGTGGTAACGAAAGTCTTAACAAATATCTGTTAGGTATCAGCAGTTCAGCTGTAGCCGCTCAAAACACTGCCAACGCGGTTAATTCGGCGTTCTCTACCTTCGAGGGACAATTCCAATCATCAGTCGGGACCAATCCTGCTTGGCGATATCTGCCGACCAGTCAAGGTGTTACTGATATTGAACAATGGGGAGTTACGGCTGTGTCTGGTTGGTCCGGCTTCTTCAACGTATCGTTTGCTTTGGGATTCCCTAACGCAGTAACACATGTTGATGTCGTACCACGCAGTAACAACTCGTCACATCCTGATGTGTGCGCCAACGTGATAAGTGGTTCTATAGGCAACGGTGGTTTCCAGTGCTGCATAATTGGTAACACTAGTTCAGACACTTTCGATGGATTCTACTGGTCCGCACGAGGATATTAAATGACAGACCAAACTTCAACTAGTACCATGGATCAAACAGTAGAGATTCCAACACAGCCGGAAACTCCTATACAGACAGTGGCTAAAACTCCTGAAATAGTAGCGGCGACAGCGGTCGTTCCACAAGCACCGTTGCCACCGCCGCCTCCGGTGTTCTACTTCTCTCCTAGTGCTCAGAATGGATTCGGTACTTGGTATAGTTCTTATTGGCATACGCCTAGTCAGATTCCAGCCGACGCAGTGGTAGTACCTGAAGCCACGATGACCTCGCTGCAGGAAGCTGCTGCATCTGGAAATCTGTTGTTCAAAGTAGTTGATGGACAGGTAGTTACTTATCCAGCAACCGAGAACACTGAGCTCGCATTGGCTAATCAGAAATTGCTTGTTTCACAGCTTATAAAACAAGCTAATGCTGACACTGATATGTTCATGAAGAACGATAAGCTAGGTGTTACACAGACTATCACCTTGGCACAGGCTACTATACTGATGACTTATATCCAGACCATAACTCCGTTGCTTACTAGCACGACAGTCTCTACCGTGCCACCATATCCGGTGCTATCGTGAACAAAATAACTGCGCGTATTCTATACAATGAGATAGCTGGTAGTAATCCAGAGGACGGCTTCTATGTGTGGGCCGATCCAACTGAGGAGTCTATACTGACACTCCAAAAGCTATTGGACAAAGCCCCGTTCAAAACACGTAACAGCACGGAATTCCACACTACGGTTCTATATCACATCGGTTCTATACCTACGGAAGTTAAGGTTCCGAAAGATAGGCCATGCACCGGTGAAATAACTGAACTAGCCGTGTGGACTGAAAAAGACGGAGAGAAGATTGTTGTAGCATTAGTTAAGAGTCCTCAGATAATGAGCTTGCATTATGAGTTGATTGGTGAAGGATTCAAACATACTTTCGACGACTTTGTACCGCATATCAGTGTTGGGAAACGAGTGGACCTAAATGCTGAAACGCGAACATGGTTGGACGAAGTGAACGAGTATATCAAAGATAATCCACTGCCAATCGAATACGACAAGCAGCTAAAGGCCACGTCTCTGAAGTGATACGGAAACGAAACAAGCAAAGAAAAGCCCCGCTAGACTTTCATCTAGCGGGGCTTTTGTCATTTGAAGCATCTTACATCGCAGGAATATGCACTAGTTGACCAGTAATGTTGGCGGTCCCAGTAGCGTTTTGATTCGTTACCGTTACTGACGTGTACACATCGTCTAGGAACAATAGACTATTGACCGTTATGGTGTTGGTTATAGTGCTCTGCCCATCGTCGATACTCTTCGTAGTAGTCACTGTCAGCGGTGCCGTAGTTGACAGGATTAATCCTGCAGCGCCACGAGTCAACACGATTGATTTAGCACCACCTAAAGCGAAGTCTTGCATTGTGGCACCAAGTGTCGCATCAAACGTAACCGGAACCGTTGCTAGATGCCGTGTGATTTGATTCCTACCAAGAGACACGTTCAACAATGCGTTCAAGGTGTTGACTGGAGACTGTGGTGCGCTTATAATACAGTCTGTACACGAGCCGACTATGTCACTCATTTTATGCTCCTGGACTAGCGTCTACCGGATATGGCGTTCAGTCGTTCTTCCCGCTCATAATCATTTCTACAGGAGACGTCACAAAATATGTGTGGTGATTTAATGTTCTCTGAGCAGTAGTAACACTTCCCAGTGAACAACAGTGTGTGCCCCGCTTTCTTACGCACTGCTTGAATCATCCGTTCTTCAAAGGCTTCTTGAGATAATGATGCTTGGTCTATGGTGTCCATTTTTGTCTTCTTGCAGTAGGAGTAACCGATTGTTACCCTATAAAATTCACAAGACTACGACCCCACATACGTACCTTCATCAAGGACCAAAGCCGCTGTATTAACACTCAATACACCAGCGGCTACTGATAGACCTGAACCAGCCTGCGCTATCCCAAGGGACGCTGCGGTTGCTACCGGAAGATTAGTATTTGGAATTAGTGATACCCAAGTCGATACACCAGAACCATTGATCGTTAGCACGGTTGAGTCTGCTACTGACGCACCAAGATTCAATGTTGGAACTTGACTTACCCATATTGGAGCACCAGATCCATTGGTAGTTAGAACATCATTGTCACCAGAGGATGCTCCTAGTTGAGCGGCCGCAAACGTGCCCGTGTCAATGTCGGTTGCAGCTATGACGACAGCCCCAGTCTTTCCATTAACTGACGATACTGCATCTTGTGCATCTAGCACTGTCCATTCACTACTGTCCGATATAAGCCAATCACCTGACGCAAATGTAAGAAGAGCACCACCTGGAGGCGTATAGCTTCCAGCGGCCGTTGTCACGTAATACCATCCCTTGTTACTTGAAGCCGCCGCCGGCAATGTTGATGTACCAGGAATAAATGATCCCTGATAGTTTACACCACCTAGAATAGATCCAGGAAGATTTGCAGTTAGGATTTTACCACTACTGTCCAAACCAGCGACTCCACTGTTGGCACCTATCTGTGACGTCGGAATCACACTGAGCAACGTCACAACCGCAGATACACTAGTAGCAGTTACGATGGAACTGCCTGTTGCTGTTACGCCAATCGCTGTTTGGGCCGCTGCTGTATTGGCAGCGTCGAACACTGCGGCACCTACTGAAGTCGCACCAAGAGCACTCACTGCAGTCGGTGCATCTGTGGCTGTAAGCAACGCAGATCCAACGGCAGTTGCACCTAGTACTGATTGAGCTACTGCTTCATTTGACGCGACAAATAGTGCATCGCCTACACTGGTTGATCCTAAGGCTGTACGAGCAGCACCCTCACTAACAGCCGCAAACAATGTAGCACCTAGAGTCGATGCACCAAGTTCGGTTGCTGTCAATGTTACGTTGCCACTGTCGTCTGGAAGTACGGTATTGACCGAAGTTACTGTGCCAGCACCACCGCCACCCGCAGTGAACGTGGCAATCGTGCCGTCTGCTGTAAGAATGAATATCTTGGCGTCAGCGTTGTTGATCGCTATCTGGCCTAGCGTCAGTTCAGTGGTTGCAGGTACAATCCCCGGCGTACTGTTGTTCAGATGAATGAGCTTTGATGTCATGGTATCTCTTGTCTAAGTTAGGAACCAACGAACTGACCTTCGTTTAGGAATTCTTGAAGTGGATCCCAGAAGCCATCATTCCGCACGTACGGAATACCATCCAAGGGAGCATCTGGAATTCCAGCAGGTATAGATGTTGAACTAGTGAACGGAGAGCTCGTAAGCACACAGTATATATCACCGTTGACTGCAGGCATATTCAAAACTAATCCTGTGTTCACTCGATCATAATTCGATATAGAAACACCGTTTCTTGTAACCGTTAGAAGCGCCTGCCCACTATCGCCTATCGGTAGCAGATTATCTCCGGCGTTCGGAAAGCACACGAACATCTGGGATATAGTAAACAATTCGCCGCATATGACCTCATACGGGAGTACAAACTGCCAGCGATTACGAATCGTACTGTACTGATACATACCCAATCGATATTTACGATTTATGTTATCTGTCAATACGATGTTGTTGCCTATCTGTTCGGTTAGCGTTATGTTCGATGGGAATTTGTCTACGGCTGGAGCCTGTGCGATTATCTTACTACCGTCCCCCTTGACTACCATGTAAGGGAAATTCAATTTTATTAGCATTTACCGTCCCCTAACTTTGGTTGTCAGACTGGTCGGGGTCTTTGGGAACATTACCTTGTGCTAACCAGGGCACATATATGTCTCGCCATATTAAGTGTACATTCGGTACATTCCACTTGACCCCGTTGTCATCATTAAATTGGATTAGATCTTCACGTATTCTACCGTCCATCAGCACCTTGTAAAATTCCATGATCTACTCCAATGTGCCTTCAAAGACAAAGAATGTTCGCATCTTGTTGATAGGCTTGCCGTCCACCACTGGGATGCCATCAGATCCCCATGTGAAGTCTACGTACTCATCCTTTCTATCAACCCAGTATTTCATTAGTCTAACATTGCAATAACTACTAACCTTGTGCCAAGTCTTGACCGCCATAATGCCAATGTTAGCCGAGGAATATAGTTTTCCAAACGTATGAATTCCACCAAGATACAATACAGGACCTAGACCTTTACCTCTAAACTCCGGACGAATCCATACAGCGTGTACCGTAGGTAATTTCCCCGGCGTTACGGTCATAGCTCCAGCCACTTGTTCGCCCTTGGCCAGAAATACTACAGGATCACGTGTCACGTTTCTGGAAAAGAGTTCTAGACCGTCCTTCTTACCTAAGTCCTTACAATATTCTTTGAACGGTAATAGGTTGTTTTCTATGGTTTCCAACATGGATTCACCCATCACGTCACTATAGTTGATTCCCATCTTTATGGGCATTCCTTCTATTAGCCGCTGAACAAATCCAGTTATAGGATACGATTCCTGTTTCATTGGTTGTCTCTAATTAGAGTGCGGCAAGATTTCCATATATGCGAACGGCCGATCCAGCCTGTATTTCATTCACGCCGTCGGTAAAGAACTGAAATCCATCGATTGGATTTGTGTCGCCCCCGTAGACCCCACCACCATAAATTACGCCCATACCAAAAGTCGGACTTGCGCCGTTGTTAAACACGCTGTCGTTTCGGATAGATTTGAACACACCACCAGTGGCTGTAAATCTATTAAACCGTATTACTCCATCAACACCTTGGCCCCCGCCTTGACCAAAGGTGTTCATAAGCTGAATGCCGTTGATCCCCTGTTGAGCTACTGGACTTGTGTTTTCGGTTGAATTGGAATAAGTCCATACCCACGAATAAGTATCGGTATTGAGTACGGCGCCAGATCTACGAAATTGAAGACCTAAGGGACATGGGGTTAACGCACTGAAGTTAGAGTACTCAACATCATAACTACTGTACGTGCTCCCGGTGAACACCCCATCAAATACAATCGTCAAAGAGGCGGCACTTAACGTCGTTACGGCCAAGAGTACGCGTCCACTAACGGTACTAATCGTTCCATCACCAGCAATCGCTATGTTGGTGCCCTGCTTTACACCACCCAATACTGAAGTTGTGGCGACTGGAGGATTGAATGTAGTAGGTATCTCAGTCAGGCTTGCATACGTGCCTACTGTAGCGACTGCCGCTAGATCTGATGGTGCTACACCAATTCGTATTACTGCGCCGGTATTGTCTAACGTGTAAAGTTTCTTATCCGGAAAGTTTACTGCTAACTGACCTTGTGCCAATTCAGTAGTTAAAGGGACTTTTCCAGCTACAGCACATTTTAGTATTTGGATTACTGGTGCCATCTTGTATCTCTAGTATCTAATGAAAACGATAGTCGAAAAGAAATGGGTGACCTAAGTCACCCGTATCTATTGGCCATGCTTTGAATCTCGACAGGTGTTGTATATGCTAACGATTTCGAGAGTGTAGTCCTTGAAACTTTGGTCTGGGTCTATGGTGGGAAGCGTTGGACAAGCATCAACAGCCGGCTTTCCAAATGTATAACCAATAGTTGAGCACCCAGACAACCCAAGAATTAGAATAACAACAAATATCGATGATTTCATTTCGATCCTTTCTTTACCGCGTCGTTGATCTGTTTGCGGTCATTCTCAGGTATTACATTGACAGCATTAGCAGCACCAGCGGCCGCAGCTTTAGCTACAGCGTTCAATTCACCTCTATGCGCACGAGCATTTTCAATCTGACGCACGGCTATTCCGTTGGTGGTCTTTAACAGAGCTTGTATCATAAGCTTCTGCTCATCGATACGATCGGTTTGATCCGCAATTATGTCAGTCTGTTGTTCCGTTATTTTGGCTCGATCTGTATCATGCTGAAGAGCATAGGCTCGCCCTTCAGCAAGTTGCTTTTCATATTGACCAGCTAGACTAGTGCGCTGATCAACCATCGCTGTTCTAAGCTCTTCGCGTTCAGTAGCGTCCTCCCAGTCCTTAATGAAGTATCCAAGAAAGAATACTCCAAGTAAAACTAGGATAACTCCGGTAGGCCCGTAACCGTACAGGAAGAGTTTCTTTAGACCCTCAAAGAGTTTAGAATTACTTTTCTTGGGTAATCTACCTATATTACGGGGTGTTAACATTTCGTGGGGCTCCGATTGCATTTGATAGACGATCGACTTCTCGCTCCAGTTTTGCAACCTGTGTAGTTAAATCTTCAATCTTCTGACGGTCCATAGCACGATCTTTTGAGCTGCTGATTATGATATCATTCAGTCGTGTCTCAGCTAGTTCTCTTAATGCTCGTTCAGCCTTTACTTGATCACGTGCATCGTCTGCTATGGCTTTCCATTGTAATGCTGATTCTTGTGCTAACTTGATCGCTCCTGCTTCGGCTTCATTACCTGCTTGAGTTACCTTATTACGAGATAACCATTTGTAGATAAGACCGAGTCCTCCGAAAATCGCGGCTGTTATTACCCCCAGCGATTTGCCCATTTCTGTTACATCCATTGGTATGCCCCTACTGTATACGTTAACGGCGGACATCTCGTATCCTCTGTTGAGCACACGCAGAGGATGAATTATGTTATCCGATCACCGCGTGTGTAATGGTCACTGAAAACCATCGTAGTTTCGTGGGCCCCGTTCTTGTCTTGCATGATACACCTGCTTATCTGGTAGAACCAAATCACCTAGTTCAACAGGTGACGGCATATTTGAAGCTCTTTGATAAAATTGGTACTACGCAGATAAGCAGGTTTACGACGGTGTGAACCAGTGAATACTCTGCATCGGTGGCGGCGGAACGATTGTGGACGCAGCAATCGCCTCCAAACATACTCCGTAGTCATTTGCTGAATACGGCACAGCCGCAATTGCTTCCAGTACCAATCCATGCATACTGGTTGGAATGTAACCGGCGGCAATAGCTTCTAACGTAACATTGAACGTATTCGTGTCTGTTGGAGGTACCACCATCACCTGCATTGCTACTGCCTGTGCCTTTGATGAAGTGCTCGGTGGTAACGCTAACATAACCTGCATTGCTACTGCCTGTGCCTTTGATGTTGAGGCCATTTATAAGACTCCTCAAAAGTTAGGCAACATGAGTAAGAACAAACTCAGCGGCTTCTACGGTAGCTATTGTCCAAGCAACGTTACCGTTAGGATTGTTCTGGACAATAAACGGCACATAATTAGGTGTCGTTCCCACTAAAGTAGTTGTCGAGCTATCAGATTCAGTGCCACTGCTAGACACACCTATGGTAACTTCTGGTGGAGTAGCTCCTGTGTTTGTGAAGAATCCTTCCATCTGGACTGCACGTATCTGGTAACCAGTAGGTATTGTATCTGAACAAGCATAGATATCTTTATTACCTGCCGTTGCCGAACTCACATAATCTGTGGACAACGAAGATAGTGCCATCTGATTAACTGACAAGGAATTGGAAGTACCACCTGTCTTTGTCCATTGATTCTGCACGTCAGTTTCAGATCTACGAACAATTATATTAACCCTACCTTGCGGTCCTGACCCCCCCAAACCATCGTTCAGATCTATATACATATCGTCATAAGCAACGAAATTCATTGACCGATCGAGCGTTAGTATCAACAATGACGTTGTGTCCGACGAAGAACTCCCCATAGAATACACCGTAGGATCCGTACCAACTAACGTTCCGTCAATATATAAGCTCACGTTAAACGTGTTGGTTGTTCCTACGGCTGAGGTAGCAACAATCTCGTAGTAATGCTGTCCTGGTGCAGATACCGAAGAGCTTAATGCTGTGGTCGTAGCTGATCCATGCCCTAAAGTTACTAATCTAGTCCCTGAAGATACCGCTGCGGCTTTAATGGAAAATCCATCATTATTAGCAGTCCAAGTACCAGAGGTAGTAGGGGCCGTACCCGACCATATACCGACACAACCATAGAAATTAGTTAAAACTGCTTGGGCAGGATTCTGGGCATACTTTGCTTGGTAATTGGTCATTAAATCTGGTGTTACTGCTATCAGTCCGGTGAACACATCCGCAAATAAGACATAACGAGCTCCATCGTATATGGTACAGTTCCAACCTGCACTACGAGGTACTATAGTAGTACCACCGTTACCTATAGGGAGTATATGCTGTCCTTGTTGTGTCCAGGTCTCTCCGGTCGTTGATGTTATGGTTAGTCCTAAGCCACCTAAAGCAACCAGTGTTGTCCCACTTAAATATACATTGCTCAGATAAGAGCTGCCAGATAGGGTGTAGCGACTGGTTAAGGTTATTGCCCCAGTCGATGCGGTAGGAGTCCCGGATGCTCCTGTATTCGGGAACGAGAATATACCCGCAGCACAAGAAAGAACCCAGATGTTAGTGGACGCTATGTAATTGACATCTGTTATTACACTGGTGGTCGTGGTTTGAGTAGCAGTGGACCAGGCTCCGGAGGAGTTCAAACTCACATTGGACGCTGTTGCGAAATAGATGGAATTATTCTGTCCCGGACTCATGGTAACTATTAAGTTACCAATCTTACGAATAGGTGCCAAACTCGGTATGGTAACTGGCCCTTCGATGGACAATACTTCAGTCATCGCACCGCCTAATGTACCTACATATATACCCCCAGCCACGATATTACTAGCCGTGCTAATAGATAATCGTACTACGTGTGGGTATGTCGCATTACCTGTGGCCATCCCGGTTCCGTTAGCAACACCTGAGGCCGCCGCAGTTCCAAGTGCCTGGGATGTCCAAGAGACGCCGGCATTCGAGGTATAGTAGACCATTAAAGACGTCGATGCTGTATTGGTTCCTATAACCATAACAACGCCAGATCCCATATAGGATAACGTGCTATTGGCTGTTACGCTTGTCGGTTGCGATGGGGACAGGCTCCAATTCATCAAGTCGGTAGAAAAATATACCCCGTACGCGCCAGTTACATTATTCGTGCCAATGGCCCAGTAATGGGTACCATCAAAACAAGCTTGACTGGAATTTCCTACACCACCATTACCAGTAGCAAAATTTAACTCGGTATTGCTGTTAAATAATCCAGCGAAGCCAAAAGTGAATCCACCCGCTGCCCAGGCAGATTGTACAGTTTCCCCGGTGTTGTAGTATCCTAAGTCAGGAGCACTAGCCGCCCCTGGAGCTAACGCACTAGCACTGCCACTGCCACCACTAAGGAACTGAACGGCTGTTCCTGCTATACCTGTGAAAGATGGTACTGGAGCGACGAAATATTTAACAGGGGCCGCCTGCCAATTCTGGGCACGAAAGTCAGAATCATCTGCCATCGTTTCGAACCCTTGCAGATATTTTAGCGTCATGATTCCTCTTTTAGCGTGAAGTCTGGCCGAACTCGCCAGCGTTGATCGAAGTAGTCGTCCATGGATTCGTGCCATCCGTTTCAGTAACGCTCACGTATCTCGATGGGCCATTGATTGTTTCCATCTGAACCAAGCTACCACCACTCGATGTTTTGAACGATCCAGTTATGTTAGCATAACGATTAGCATTTCCTTGCGCTATCAATGCACGCACATCAGTCATTGTTGGAGCATTCCATTTGTACGTGTCAGTCTGTGCAACAGCAGTCGCCGTAACAAAGTTAGCGCCTGTTGTGTCAGTCGCTGATTGCCAGTTCGGTTCACCACCACTCGGAGTCCATTGAGTATCAGATCCGGCCCCACTCGCAGGTATCGCGTAGATACGACGTGCGGTCATAGCTGGCAGCGTCGATGGTACTGGGTCTACCCCGGCACCCAAAGGCCATATGGTATCTGCACTGGACACTGTCTGGATTACCATGTCATCTACAAAATACTGCAGGAAGTTAGCAGTATAGAACTTCAGTTGATTAGCAACTTGACCGGCTGTGAATACATCTGATCCCCAGGTTATTGGTATCGCTGATTGGATCGCTACGTTGTTTATTGAATAGGTCGCAAGCAACACTCCGGAACTAGCAGACGAAGTTGTGCTGTAATACGCGAATTGAAGCTGTATCCAATAGTAAGTATCGGTCTGTATTGTAAAGCTATACGGTGAGCTGGTCGGATTGTTGATATTGGTGATGAACTGGAGATTGGTGCCCCCAGAACTTGAGTTACTTATGTTGAGCAATGGATACGATACTGCGGTGTTACTCGATGATCCTAAGGAAAGCAACGTACCGGATCCAGGGCTTATGGTATTGACGTTCAACCATAGATTAACAGCAAAAGCGCCTGATCCACCAGCGGCAGTGTTCCCACGCACCATGTTCATTGACGACATGAACTGATACGCGAATCCAGAAGCCAAGGATACACCGGTCTCTGGGAATGTTAGAGCACAACCTCCGAAAGCACCGGCCGTTGCGTTAATCGTACCAGCGAGCGAAGAATTCGTAATAGACCACGGAAAGTTTGATGCCAAAGCCCCAGCCGGGTAGATGTCAAAACCCGCGCCACCACTGACAAATTGTTCAGCCATTATTCTTACTCCTGTTATCAGCTAGTCCAAGTACCCTTGAGGGTTATGGTAATCAGCGATATGTTAGTGTCCGCGAATTGATAGCTGAGTTTATCCCCGGCTGCATACACAGTGGTCGAACCAACTGATGTGAAACTATTCCCATGCACGGTATCAATATTGATTGTTCCCACCTGCACGCCTGTTGTCGGTGAAGCCGCCAAATACTGCATGATTCGTACAGTAGAAGTAGTACCTGATATCAGTTCAACAAACACCTGGGAATTAGCAAACGTATTCGGGAATTGGCAACCCTCGGCGAACAGATAATAGACTTCGTTGATAAGATTTGGATTGCCCTGAAGATTGACCGGCAGTCGTGCAATACTTGGACTAACTGGTAGATTCAGTAGATCGTTGTATGAACCTGAAGTAGCAACCGCAGCTAATCCAGTGATCGTTGATGCAGCCTGCGTGTGCGCACTAGGAGGAAACGTTGATGGGATATTTGACAAATCAGCGTAGCTATTGCTGATACCCACGGCCGACAGATTCGGTAGATTCGCGGCATTAATGGTTACTGCACCCGTCGCTCCGTTGACTGACGTAACGTCAGAAGCTTCCTGAATCAAACGCCCCCATTCTGTACCGTCAAAGATTGCCCAATCACCTACGTCCCATACAGCGTTACCATCGAGACTAGTTGTACCAGCGACACTTACTACATAGTAGAAGCCTTTAGTTCCAACACCTGAAGCCAATGCTGGAACGTTGGTAGTAGCATTCCATGTACCCTGGTAGATCAAAGCACCAGTCACAGATGCTGGCAGATATTTTGAGGCCAATGTACCACTACTACCACTCAGCAAATCAGTTGGAATACCGACATCTGTTGATGTGAGTGTTACGACACCAGTACGGCCACTTACCGAAGTTACGGCCGCTGCAAGGTTTCCTGATCCGTCTAGCGTAAGGCCACCACCGGCCGGAATCATGACACCACCGAGTGTCGTGGGTTGTGCCGGAGGAAGGGTATAAGGAGTTACCCCTGGCGGTTTATCTAATAGATCAGTGTAGGATCCAGTCTGTGCTACAGCAGCCAGATCAGATAAAGCTACGCCAATCTGTTGGACAGCACCAGTACCATCAAGGGTATAGATCTTACGATCCACAAGATTGATAGCGATTTGTCCTTGTAGCACCTGGGACGTTGTTGGTTTAGTCCCTGCAGTCACCGACCGCAAATGTTGAATAGGTAGATTTAAAGCAGTCATCATTAGTCCTTACTTAATCAAAAGGTGCCGTTGTCGATGGACAGGCTGCTAACATAAGACAACGGCACTGCATCCGATGGACTAACAGGCGTGGTCAATCCAGTCAGTATTTCGGATCCCATGTTTATCTCACCAAGCATGGTGCCCCCAGCAATCGGCAGCGCATTTACACTCGAAGCGGATAGACTCACGTTACCGGATCCATCGGGGCTCACACTATTGACAGTGGAAACTGTTCCTGCCGGGATCGAAGCAGCAATCGTTATCAGCCCTGCCTCGTTATCAGTTATGGTAATATTGTTGCCTTGTACCAATGACTTGATAATTGCTGAGTTAGCTGGCGGACTTGCTTCTACCAAATTAACTGCACCGGATCCAGTCTGGCCAGTAATCGACGTGATGATCTGTCCAGCACTGGGAACCAACGTCCATGCATCATTCTGGCGACCATAAACGTTACCATCATCCGGTGCTTCCGATATCGAAGACGACGCAATAGTTATTACTGTACCTGTCGATGTTATGCTAACGTTGGACCCTTCGACAATGGTCAAAGCCCCAGTCAATCCATTAACCGATGGTACATCTGCCGTCAGGCGCCCTTCCCCGTCTACTGCCAGTCCAGTACTAGGTATGACACCACCCAATACTGAACCAGTAGCTATCGGCAAACTATACGGAGCGGCTACGCTTATGACTCCGGTCCCACTAATAGCTACATTCGCCCCCTGCATGACACCACCAAGGACCGATGCGGTTGCTATGGGTAACGTGTAGGTTGATTCACTGGCAGAGATTGTACCGTCACCGGCAATGGTAATGTTCGTACCTTGCTTGACCCCACCAAGGACTGAGACAGTCGCAACAGGTAATGTGTATGGTTCGGTTGGGGCAGCGACAGATATAACGCCAGTATCACTTATAGTGACGTTAGAACCCTGCATCACACCACCAAGAATAGTGGTCGTAGCAAAAGGGAGTGTATACGGCGCAGCTACTGCGATGACACCCGCCGTAATTGTAACGTTCGCACCCTGCTTCACGCCGCCAAGGACTGTAGTCGTAGCGTCCGGCAACGTGTAGGCAGCGGCTGAAATGGTGCCATCCCCAGCGATCGTTACGTTGGATCCTTGTTTGACACCACCAAGAACCGTTGTAGTTGCTACTGGCAGCGTGTATTGTGAAGAACCAGCTATCTCCAAATTCCCATTACCATCTGCAGTCAGGGTAATTCCAGAACCCTCGACTAGTGTCTTCATCTTGATGACACCGGTAGTAGCACCACCATCCGTTATCAAGGAAGTGCCACTAGCATCACTGTTATCTTCAGCTTTGATTACTACGGTCCCGGTCTGACCGCTAACAGAAGCAACTGGAAATGCTAGTGTAACGTTCCCAGTATCATCGGGATCTATAGTATTAATCGAGGTGACAACTCCCTCTGTGTAGATGACCATCACATCTGGATTGGTCGAGTTGTCAATAGCAATGCCACCGCCATTATTCAGCGTCTTAAGTTTAATGACTCCAGTGGTGCTCCCGCTATCAGTTACTAAGGACAAACCTACGTCGGTAGTAGCCGCTTCTGCTTGCACAATAACATTGCCGTTGACGTCTGGTGTTTGACTGTTGACCGAATGAACTTCTCCAGTCAAACTTACTGACATCGTCCCGTCACCTGCGATAGCTATGTTACCACCGCCTTTCACCGTGCCTACTGTATCGACAGTTGCCAGTGGAATCGCAACGTTTCCCTCTTCATCTGGGTTTGTGTTGTTGACCGTCTTTACCGAACCCGCGTTATCAAGCTCGGTCTGCAAGTCAGGGATATTCGCTATCTCTAAGTCGATGTTGCCGCTTCCGTCTGGCGTTACATCGTTGACTGACGAAACAGTGCCACCACTACTGGCTGCTGGACTAACACCTATCCATACATAACCGTCGCCAGCCAACACAGTCTGACCTGTGGTCTTTAGTCCATTACGCCATAGAACGGCATTAGATGGAAGACCGTCGTATTCTACATTGACGTTATAAAACACGTCTAGCGTACTTCCAACTATGATAGCTTGTGATACTTCAGTATACGGCAGAATGAATCGCCATTTGGATCCATCCCATACGTACATACCTGGACTGACCGTACCCTCAGTGTCAGGCATGACCACGACTTGGTCAGTGATTTGCTGTATCAACGGAAGTCTATTGACCCACGTCGCGGTGGTTATACCGGAACTAGAACCTTGATGTAAGGTCAAGCGGTAGTAAAAAGGAGTGTCCATTACTAGGCCCTTACCATTGAAAGATTGAATTCGCTTGATTAAGAACAGGCAAGCGTTGTGGGACAGTTTCTGTAGATCCGTTAATCTTCTGAGTTACGGCCGTAAACGAATCAGTGTCAGCCAAGGCCGATAATCCTTTAGTGTTCCAAAACCATCCGGCGCTAAGCATCGCGTCTTGTGGCTGCAACACTAGATCAGGATCGTCCACTACTGAAGTATCACCGTAGGTATCAGAAGAGTACTGAGTGTAGTTACTTCGGAATGTTAGATCGAATCCACCCCGACCTCGGAAGTTCCATCCATCACCTGACGCAGCATTCCCATTTCCGTATTGTCCAGCATAGACCAAGTTCGCCAATCCTTGAGGATTGTTTGTGTAGGTCGGCGCGTATGCTTTTGATTTATCGCTTTGATCCATAGTGAATCGCGAAGGCCATACAGTGACCAAACGGTCAGGTGTCGTATACGTTAGATTCTCTGACCATTGAGTATAGCCCTGTGTCTCAAACGAAGTCTGTGCCATAAAATAACGAACACGACGTTGCTGCTGGTCGATACTGAATCTTGCTGTCGTCGCGTTTATGGCACTGACTAATGGATCGATTGACGCAGCATCTATGTGCGGCGCGAATTGCGTAAGCTGGGAACTAGTTATCGTAAAGGACATGTGGTTTCCGCGTTGTTGAATGAACGTAGACATACCGTAAAATTGTACGATTTAAGCACCAGGGGAATTTTACAACAACTAGTAAATACAGTTGAAGGAGGATAAAAATGCAAATGCTTATGGGACTTTATATGACGCCGGGAGCCCGTCTTTTAATCATGAACGATAAAGAATTGAGTCTCTTTATACAGAGTTATCTAACACAGCGTGGAATCAGCTCGTTCTGTCCGTCGTTCACTGACATGGTGCCCGAACTAAACAAGGTCATTGTCGACAAATTCGGTATGATGTATTCTGTTGGGTTTACTGACATGGACCGCAATGATGAAGCCGATGAATTCAGCGATCGGGTCTCGATGTACGTGAACGCTGATGTTCCGTCGCTCGGGGTTCACTGATGGAGACACCTAAAGAAAGAATCTTCACTGTTGATGGGAACTGGTATTTGCACAGAGCGGCTGCTATGCTTAAGACCAACCGTCCAATCGAGGAAGTGTTGCCTTATCGCTTGCTGAACATGGTTATCAAGGACGCATTGTTTCTACGTTGTCAGTACGTCTGTGTTGCGTTTGATGGACCGAAAGTCTTTCGCTACAAGATCTACCCCAAGTACAAAGCCAATCGCGGTGAGAAGAAACATCGTGATGGTGTAGAGGGAGGGGCCGACAGTCAAGTTCCAACGCTGAGCATCTACGAGTTCTTACCCTACATCTATAAGCTGTTTGACGAGGTTGGAATAACCTATTACCAACCAAAGACTTTTGAAGCTGACGACGTACTACGAAGTGTGGCTCACAAATATGGAAACGAATACACGGTCATCTGTGGGACTCAGGACAAGGACACGTATCAGGGACTTACACCGAACGTAATGATGTTCGACGCGTCCTATAAGAATCCGAGAACCAAAGAAACAGAAGGTCGATACATACGAATGGCTGACGTTGAGAAGAAGTATGGTGTGCCGGTGCACCAGATGCTAGACTATCAGACTCTGGTTGGGGATATGGGTGATAACGTCCCTAGCATAAAAGGCATTACTCACACCAAGGCGCTGAAGATATTAGCCGAGTTCGGAACACTATCGAACTGGTATAAGAAGTCAAAGGGTGACACGAAGATATTCATTACTTCACAGCTTGAAGCATTACGACGAAACCGACAACTCGTTCAATTGGTGACTAGTTGTCCACCACCGAACGAGTTGTCTGAATGGAAACTACCGAAGATCAAGTGTAAGAACAAATATTTGAGCTTACGGTATCACTCATATCATGATTTCTTGTATCCTAAATCGAAAGGATTATTTAAGTAACGGAGTCAACAAAGGACCTAGTAGTGTGTGGACTTTAAATTCCTTACTCGCCTCTAGTTTCCCCATTGCCTCGGTAGGATTCGAGGCGTGTAATGCCAGTATATTTCTGGCGTTCTCTATAGCAGGAAGGATCTCAGAAGTGAACGCCGGATGCATACGCATGGTAGCAAACTGCTCTGTGGGTATGCCTCCGGTAGTGAACAAGTGATTCTCAGCATTGTGTATTAGTTGTAGCTTCCATTCTTCATACTGTGCTGCCTCATGCGCTTCAGGATCTGGTAAATGACCATACTTCCGTAATGGTTGCAACCGTTCGATGCATAGTTCAATTGTCTTCAACTCGGCTACGCCGGCCTTATAGTTTGCTTCTACAGTGGCAGACAAGGCTTGCATCTCTGCCAAATCTCCTAAAGCTTCCAATCTTGTAGGTTCATCCCCTGAGTCGATGTTCAATTGGGCACGCATCCTCCGAGCCTCCTGCTTCGGCTTTGATGCTTCATACATATTTAAAGCATTCTTCCGATCCTCTCTCAAATCACAGAGTAAAGAATAGGCAGCGTCTGGCGTGTGGCATGCGCCGGCCAGGAAGTATGCTATCTGGAAATCGTGGTTCAGTCTGTTGGTTTTATAGTGCATTATTAGATTGATTTTGGAATTTAAAGGAAGGTTTAAGTTTAGTTGTTCAAAAGCCACCTGGGGATGAGGATAAGCTACCCATATAAGCGCGTCCTAGACTTATGTTAGTACCGCCCACCATCGTGTTATCGCTGTACGTATAAATGTCAGTTGCTCCCATTGAGTCCATTGGAAATCCACCAGCAGCTACACAAATGAGCGTGTTCCCGGCACATCCATAGTTCTGTGTAATCAACAATAGATTGGTTCCAGGATTTATTACATTTGAGGACATTGTGAAAAGATCAGTGACCTGAATGTTTCCAGAGCTAGTGTAGCCACCACTGGAAAATCCAATTCCTCCAACAGTGGTGCTAGCACAGGCAGTGGCTCCGCGCGCGACACTCAAACATGTTACAGATGCAGTGACAGCACTGGAATAAGTATAGGCAGTACCTGTGACGTAAGCTTCGTACGGTGCAGTTGCCTGATCAAATCCACCTACAAAATATCCTACAGTGCTACTTCCAAAAGCTCCTCCATAATATCTACTGTATGTCAAGTTAGTGCTAGCAGAAGTAGCATTATTTGCGTAAGTATACGTTTCAGTGAGATTAGTTAGCAACCCTCCACCAAATACTCCAACAGTAGCGTTCCCAACCGCCATGTATTGTTTTCTGTTGCTCATGGCCGAACCGGAAACCACGACATTAGAAGAATAAGTATATTGATCAGTGTTAGAAGTGTTTGTAGTTGGGGCTACGGCTCCTGTACCTACAATACCTTCTGTATGATTTCCAGCGGCTGCTACCTGAGTTCTACCCGTTCCTAATGTAGGTCCCGATGAAGTTGCTTGACTAGTAAAGTCGTATCTGGAGGTAGTATTAGAATAGGTAAGATTGGAATCTTGACCGGCAGCAAACACTGCGTATCCAGGGCCAATAGGAACTAATCCTCCACCGCTACCCCAGAATGGATTAGAAATTAGCATTATACAATCCAAGATAGAATGAAATAATGGACGTGTTAATAATAAGTCGAAGCAGAAGCTATGGCACCAGCATCTGGACCTCCTATATTGCCCCCACCGGATATAGCGTTAGTAATGAGGAAAACAATATAAGTTAGGTTAGTAGCTACAGGACCAGCTTGGAATCCACCTGTTATTATGCCTAGGGTGTCATGAGCATCTTGAGCTCCACCCATATTCTGAGTAGGCGTAGGGACCCCTATTGCATTGCCTGGAGAGAACGTTTGGCTAGTTATACTGTATATAGAGGTAACACTCACCGGAGTTGTTCCAGCAGCATCAGAAGTACCACCGCAATAGAATATCTTCTCTTCCGCTCCAGAGCCAATAGCCACAAGATTGGAGTAACCAGTCGTCATAGCTGTTCCACCAACCGCCGTCTTACTGGAGAACAGATAAGTGAAGGTTAGGTCACTAATGGTATTACTGCCAGTGTTTAGTCCCCCGCCAAAGAATCCGAGATTTACTCCATCCGATGCTCCGGCCCACAGGTCTATGCTTTGAGTTATGGCACCCCCAGGGGCCCAAGCTTGACTCGCATAGGTGTACGTGTACGATGCACCACCAGTAGCGTTGCTAAACAACGCATGCTGAGAGTTGGTGACTGCAGCGCCTCTCGACATGAAAGTACCTATGGTCCCAGTAGCTGTGGCACTCGTTGTCCAATTGTAGGACTGGTAAGTATTGAGAACGACGTTATCAACAGTTATACCAAAATTGGCTATGGCAAAATTAGGACCACCCGCCGCAGCACCATAACTGGATGCGGTTGTTAAGCTGGTACCTCCAACAGCACTATTAGAAGTAAAGTTATAAACCTTGGTAGAAGCTATACCGGTGGCTACATTATTGCTGGTGTTACCCCCCATAAACAATCCTAGAGGGGGCCCAGAATAGCCAGTGGGTTTGTTTGATGCCCAGAATGGATTAGAAACTAGCATTAGGTGGCTAACCCCAAGAGAGTGAACGAAACATTGGCTAATGTAGCATCCGCAGTTCCAGGAGCAGTCACTTTCATTACTTGTCCAGCATTGACCACGAACGTAGTGCCTCCGGTTGTAGTGAACGTCGGCACTGCAGATCCCGCAGCAAAAGACATAGTCCCAACCGTTGTTCCATTAACAGCTATCGTAAAAACTGCGGCAGCGGTTGCAGTGGCCGTAGCAGTCCCCTGACTACCAGCAAGATTGACCTGGAACGTTATAGTACGGACTGCCACGTGTTGAAGTATTATCTGACTGGCAGTCAATACTCCTGGAGACCCACCGGGTACATCATAATACTTGGAAGCTGCTACTTCAGCATCGACTGACGTTTGTATTGCTCCACCAGCCGTTGTTATGTCAGCGCCCGTCAACGTCACATTCCCAGTTCGGTTGTTGAACGCTGAGACACTCACTCCAGACGCGATCTTCGCCCACTTCCCCTGAATGCATATCGCCAAATCCCCGACACTCCACGTCGTTACTCCGTCAAGACCTGTGGCACCACCGATTGATACTTGGTAGACCATCCCTTCGCCACTGACTGTCTGCAGATTAGGAGACGTGCCTCCAGCCGGATACTGTCCGTCGTAGGCTATGTCGATTGTTTGCAAGCCACCGGCCAACAATTTCTGCCCGGTTATTGCGTGAACTTGACCAGTCAACGTTATATTGTTGGCATTTGCATCCCAAGTACCGGCGTTCCACCAGCTACCAAGAGTATTTTCATAGAACGGAACACGACTGAATGTATACGGATCAGTTGCCGGGACTGGGGCAGTAGCTTGGTTAAGCTTGGCTATTCCACCAGGAACACCAATAAGCGCTGAACTCAATGCCTGTGCCCACGCTGTCCAAGTATTTCCGGACAGACTAAAGCGACGGAAATACAAAGTCCCTGCTTGTTGATACCGCTGGATTACATCTCCACCGTTTGCAGTCGTTGTCAATGGTTCAACTTCTATCGTACCACCGGGCCGACCGCTGCTAGCTCCAGGAGCGTTTACCAGAGTAGGGGCATTAGCATCCAAGACAAAGAACAAGCCCGTGGTCTGTAACGTATTCAGATCAGTTGAGGCTGCTACTTGAGTAGGAGTCACCAATCCGATTACTGTCGGTGCTGGTATTGAGATAGTAACGTTTCCAGTCCCAGCGTCCGGAAGTTGACCGTTGACCGACTTGACTGGCGTAAATCCCAAATCGATAGTCCCATCACCCGCGATAGTGATGTTGGTATCACTCGGTGCTTTGACACCGCCCAATACAGTCGTTGTCGCAATCGGTAACGCATAGGCCGCTGGTTTTCCGCTGAGATCTGAGTACAGACCAGATATGGCTACGGTAGCAAACCCGGTTATGTCGGCAGCCGTTAGTATCACATCACCAGTCATCTCGTTCACTGATGTTACTGGGAACGTGATAGGTGCAATGTTGATCAATCCTGTGCCATCAACAGTTAGCGTGTTACCAATAATGACAGCACCTAGTGTAGTGGTTGTCGCAATCGGCAGATTCGGTATCGTAGTGGACAAAGATTGGCGACCAAACACCGTGAATTTATCCCCAACGATCGGTGTCATGGATAAGACGTTGTCGAATCCCAAAGTCACTAGTCCACCGCTGATAACCGCAGTCTGCACATAACGACATATACCGTACAATGCACCAGTTACGAATTCCAGAATTATAGCTCCGAGATACGCTGGAGTCATTCCAGGAACATAGTCCGACAGGGCAATCGTTACCGATTGGAAATCGAATCCTACAATCGTAGCCGTCGCTTGGTTAGCATAAGCATAAGCGTCAAAATTCCACAGTCCTAGTCGATCGGTGTACGCCATGAACGACGACTGACTACTAGACGCGCCGGATATGATGTAAGCATTCGGAGTTGCAGATTGCGGAGGCGGTAGTTGATCAACTGAACCCAAGACTGCCAAGCGGAATTCGTTGTTCGATTCCGCCATGTCCAACCACATCTCATAATTCTGATTCACCATCGATAGATAAACATCGATGCGAATCGAGTTACCTGGATCGCCAGACGTCAATTGAATCTTCTGAATTGCTTCGCTGCCCGTAGCCAAAGCGAACAGAACACCGGTTGAAGTAAATAGACCCAGTTCGCCGAAGGTGAACGGCCCAAGGTTGTAGTCCAAGTAAGCGCTGTACTTGACGATGTTAGCGTTAGCCGCGATTGGACTGCTAGGAACGCCACTGTAAATCAGCGATCCATGGATATTTGTATCAGTCGGTTCGGGAATGTAGCCGAAGGCGCTGCCTAGTTTGAATGCTGTGAGCGTTATCGGGCCGGTGTTGGCGTTGAGGAGTGCGGCTCCCGCGTTCGTGAGTTGTACCAGCATTTTCAGTCCTTGCGAATTTGATTATGGGACATCGTATACTTAGTAAAATTAGCCCCTAATCTAACCTCGGATTCTAAACGCATGAAAAGTTTGAACTTGAAAACTCGCAGTTCAATAAGCTCTGAATTCGTGCAGGTGTATCGAAATGTGTTAAATAATGTCGTCTTAATGGATCGGATGACACCACATCGAGTCTTGTCGTTGCGCGCTTCGCAGATGCCGTTCTGTCCGGTTAGATTCTTCATTAACCATGCCACACGCGGATTGAATCGTGACTTGGATTTAGCTGGATCTTTCTACACCAGTGTCGGTAACACTGTCCACACTGTGATGCAGAAATATATAACTCACAGTGGATGTATCCTAGGTGACTACCATTGCTTGGAATGTAAAACGTGGCATCGACGCTCATTCAGATTTGAGTGCTGCGGATTCCCAACGCAGTACCATGAGATTGAGATTGACTGGCGTGGCATCAAGGGGCACATCGATGGGATCTTCAGGGATAAGCAAGGACGTTTGTGGATTCTTGATTTCAAGACCACTAGTCGTAAGAGCGCACCACGGAAAAAGACCAATCCTGGAATCACCTACATTGAGCAGCTTGAAGTGTACGCAGTGCTGTTTGAACTACAGTACGGCATGAAGATAGCTGGCATAATGAATGCCTTCATTCTTCGTGACAATCCAAAAGAAGACCCGGTCATGTGGGTTCGAGAACTAACCGAGGTCATGCGTAAGACGGTTAGAGTAAGGTTGACCCGTTATAAGAAAATGCACCAGTCTGCCTTGGATGCTTCAACCTTGAAAGAAGCAATGGCCTTGAAGAAGTTCGGTAAATGCAAAGACCCATATTGTCGGGTTTGTCCAAAGACCGATGACATCGTAAGCCATCGTATACGAAATGCTGTGCGCATCGGTATAGCGTCAAAGCATCTGCCTATACGCGAACTAGCTGAACGTGAGATATTGCGGCGCCAACAACGAAAGAACTAACTTCAACATTGTAAATATAGAAACGTACAGGATAGCCTATGCAGTTGTCTGAATTTATAGAAACACAGAAGCAACAGATCGATGACTTCGGTGCTTATTATGAGAAGCAGCGTAAGCGTAAGACCCTAACCATGTTCCGCCCGGAAGAACAATGGGCGACTCTACTAACTGAGTATTTGGAAAACCATAATGGCAACGCGGCCGAAGACGAAAACAAAGACAAAGACACGAGAAAGAGTGCCTAGCACTATCACAGTCACAGTAGAGAAGTGTATTCAAGTCGTACAGTTTGAACCAGTACGTATCGCTTTCACTGAGACTTACCACATCGAAGAAGGTGACGACCCGGTACAAGTGCGCTCGGATTTATACAATCAATGTTCCAAGACTGTCCGACGTATGATGGAACACGAGTTGAAGAAATGGGGCGTTGCGATCGAGGACAAGATACTATGAACATTGAAGAATTCATCAAACTGAATAAACTGCTTCATACTCGCACTAAGGATGGTCCTGAAGATCAGTTGACAAAGGCATCTAAATGGTAACGAAGAAGACCCAACCCACGACTGTAGACACAAGTATGGACGGCAAGCTTCACCAGAAGTATAGGCCGACTCGACTCGACCGAGTTATAGGCCAGGAAGTAGCAGTGACTCGCATCCGTGGCATGATCGAGACTGGCAAGATCCCGTCAGCAATTGCGTTCTTTGGACCACCGTCTAGTGGTAAGACCACACTCGGTCGGGTCATTGGTGTCGAGATTAATGGACGATCAATAAGCAAACAGCAAGATTTCAAAGAAGTTAATGCTGCTGACGAACGCGGTATCGACGATGTGCGTGAGCTGATACGGCTATCCAAGTACCGACCAATGCTGAAGAAGCGTATCATCCTGATCGATGAAGCGCACCAGCTAGTAAGCAACAATCCAGCGGCACAGACGTTACTGAAAACTCTTGAGGAACCAAGCAAGAACACGCTGTTTATTATTTGTTCTATGGAACCTGAGAAATTCAATTCTAAGGTAGGAAAGGCTATCCTTAGTAGATGTACTCAGTTCGTGTTGGAACCACATACCAATGCTGACCTGATGAAGCAGGCATTGCGTATTGTCAAAGGCGAACAGCTTTCGTATCTGATGACCGAAGATAAGTCGTTGCTTAAAGCATTGATTCGCAATTCAAATCAAGAGATGCGGACACTAGCCAACTTGATGCAGTCAGCACAGCAGTATTACGATGGATTGAAAGTAAAGCCAACTACACTGACAAAAGCACAGATCTCAGAGGTATTCAGTTCGACGGAGAGTGCTGACGATAAGCTAGCTGTTGACGTTATGGTTGGTATCTACAGCATGAAGTTTGCAGCAATCCAAAGAGCGTTACTGGACGTTGCTGATCAGTTTCAATTTGTTAAGAAGTTGATGTGGGCTTCGTCGTTCATGCTTAACGTAGCAGTGTTGAAGGGCGAGAAACATCCGAAACTAGGCTGGTGGGGTATCAACCGCGAAGTCCACACTAAAACCAAGACATTGAGTCTAAGCTTGGGTACACTGGCTGCAGTCAACGCACGGTTGATTCGTGTGTCGAGTCAGGCAACTACATTTCAAGTACCGGCCACTGATCTGTTGAGCTCTGAGCTATATTATCTTATTAAGTCCTTGGCTTCCGGTGAAAAGGAATAAACCTAATGACTAAGTACGTGATCGATGACGCAGACGTGCAGTTTGACCATCAAGAGATTCCGTATTATCAATACGCGGAATTGCGTGACACTGGTCAAACACATGTTCACAAAGGTTTCAGCGCCAAATATTTCGTAGCGGTAACAGCGATAGACGGTGAGAACGACAGCGGCGACATATTATGGACGCCCGAGCTTCACGCCGTTGTGCTATGTGGTCATATGTCGTCCCGTCTATACCTTGTTAAGGAATTAAAATGACGGTTACTCACTGTCTCAAGACAGATACTAGTGTCTACGAACAGTGCGAGACCGGTGTCAAGTCCTTCGAGATAAGAAAGGATGACCGCGACTTCCAAGTAGGTGACATACTTACACTCGAAGAATACTTGAACAAACGTAAATACACTGGTCGTCGTAGTTCATACTGGATTACTTACATTCTCAGGGGTGAAGAATGGGGTATGCAGCCAGGTTATGTAATCATGTCTATAGTCCGTATCATCAGGTAACTCATGAATATCCTTGAAGCTATACAGTTGAGAGACGTCGGGCCCTTTGAAAACGTTATCTTCAAAATCCCTAAAGGGATATCAGTTATATACGGATTGAACAGGGCTGGTGGTAAAGCTTCAAAGAACAGTAATGCCGTAGGGAAGTCGGTGTTGACAAGTCAGCCGGCTGAGATTCTGTATGATGAACCTATTGTTGGTGAACGTGGTGATCGTATAAAGCACGGGACACGAGCATTATCATACACGAATTACAGTGGACACAAGGTAGTTATCAAACGTTCGATGAAGGGCAAGTCGGAGAAGATTGCCATAAATGTCGATGGTAAGGACAAGAAGTTTCGCACGTCCACAATTGCCAAGGCGTACATCAAGAAGTCTTTTCCGATTAGCGCTGAAGAATACAACACTTATGTCCACTTGGATGCACGGGTCCCACATCCGTTGGTCATGGGGTCGTCAACAGAACGTAAGCGCTTCTTTACTTCGTTCTTTGGCCTAGACAAGATGGACACCGAACGACGCTTATTTGCGTCTGAGTTGTCCAAGCTGTCACGTACTAAAGCAGCGTTCAACGAACTACGTGCTACCTACAACAAGAGCAAAGAAGATCTTATGTCTGACGAACTGTATGCTAGTCAGCGTAAGAAGGCTCGGGCCTACAAGCTACAGTTAAAAGCCTACCAAGAAGAATTCCAAACAGTCCAAGATACATTGCGGTTGATGCAGTACGCAGAGAGTGCCAAGGATCAGATAGCAACACTTCAAAAAGCTTTGAGTGGTCCAATAACTACCGAGCTTTTCGAGCAGCACGCTAAGGACAACCAGTGGGAATTGGACAAGGTCAAAACTGACCTTGAAGAAGCTGAAGAGTGGGAACGGTACGCTAAAGATCTAAAAGCCTACAACGAAGAGTTCGACAAGCTAAGTAACGAAGCTCAAGCATTGATTGAGGAAGTGGGATTAAACCAAGCCCGTGAACAAACTTCAGCGGCCGCTGTTCAATACGGTAAGGCTAGATCGCAAGTAGAGCGATGGCTTGCCGACATTGAAGAAGTAGAAGCAGACGCCGTCCAGGAATTACCGACCAAGGTTAGAGTTCCTACCGAAGAGATCGGTGATTTAAATGTATTGAAGAACGCTTACATCCATCAGCTAGACCACGCTGAGAAGTTTCAAGAAGGGAAATGCGAAACCTGTGGACAGATTGTCAAAATCAAAGATCCGCGTGTATTGAAGAAGCGCTTGCAAGTTGTAGAGCTAAAGATTGATAACTACACTAAGGCTCTAGAGTATAAGAAAGCAGTTGTAGCTAAGAATAAAGCTAGCTTCAAGTTGAAGACCTACCGTAGAGATCTGGAAAGAGCTAAAGCCAAAAAGCAGGAATTATCGGCGTTGGCTAAAATGAACCGAGAACTACAGGATCTGTCACGCAAGCCTAGAAAACCAAAGGGCAAAAAGCTACAGATCGTAGTGCTGAAGCGCATGCTAGAAGAACTGTATGAACGAAAGGCGTTGTTGGAACACATGGACCCGCATCTTGAGACCATTATGGAGTTTCAGAAGTTGACGCGTGCTGACTTAAAGAAAGCGGCTGCTTCATCAGGGCTATCTGAGAAGATGAATTCAACACAGGAGCGGCTATCAAAGATAAGCGCGCAACTGGAAGTACATCTGACTATCAAGACCCGTGTGCTAGAAATGCGAGAACGGTTAGTCACAATGAAACGTGAACTGAAAGACGAAGAGCCATTACGGCTATTGGTCCAAGGTTATCAAGATAAGAACATTAAGAAGATGGCGGTTAAAGCTATTAGTCAACGGCTTATGGCCCTGGTTAACAAATATGCAATTTCAGTATTTCCTGAGAGCTACGTGTTTGAATTCGAATGGGGAACGCAGGTATCGCTGATAGTGCACAGGAAATATGGTAAGAAGACATTGACCAGTGACGTTCGGAAACTTAGTGGTGCTGAATCCAAGTTGTTCACCATTGTTCTAGTATTGGCGCTTCTATCATTCGTTCCTAGCCATAAACGCTCTAGTGTTATGATACTTGATGAACCTAGTGCCAACATGTCGAAGGAAATGACTGAGTCCTTTCAAGCACTGCTACCAGTATTGAACACGTTGATTCCATCGATAATAGTAGTTACACCTAAGAGCGATGAAATCTACGAGGACGCCACTACATTCACGGTAGTCAAATCCGGGGGCGTGGCTACCATAGTGAGAGGTATGCCACATCAAATCAAATAAACTCACTGAGGCAACAAAATGATTTTAAGTGCTTTTGGATTGGTGGACACATCTCCATATGAACTAAGTGATATGCTTAGACACATACGAATGAGTCACACGTTGGTAGGCGGCTTTGTCAGGACATTGCATCTTACAGTCGATGGTCTATGCAGTCAACAGCCAGTATGGCCAGTTGTTATAGACAAAGTGAAGACCATAAAGAAAGTCCATATCAAGAAAGACCATCGAGTATATTTCGTATGTGATTCTAGGGCAGCGTTAGCTGCAACCAACATACGTAAAGACTGTTGGCCTGAGATTAGAAACGCGACCGTAGAAGACTCTATAGTTAGAGCATTGTTAGTATCCAAAGCTGGTAAAGGTGATTGGGTGCTGAAGACAACAGACCTATCGATAGAGCACTACGTTGATATCGCAACGAAGCCATCGTTTTTCAATAATATCCAAACGCAACTTTACAGAATTACTCCATACGGTCTACGCAAAGAAGTCAACTTGATGTGCGTGTCGTATTTGGCTGGGGCTACCAGTTGGATGGTATTGAAGCGTAAGTTGAAATCTAGTCTGAAGCTTGTACAGGTATTGGAGTTGATGGACACGCAAAAGGCCCGAGACTTACGAGAAGCAGTACGACAGGCACGAAGTGCAGACGTTGAAGTAGTAGCTAAGGCTACGTCTTTCGAGACATTTGAGATACTTTATGTTTTACGGTCGCATGAGAAATCCCAGGCTCAACCAGTTAAATGAGGCAATTTTACTTGGCGTTGTGCGTAAATTTGGCAACAAAACCAAGTAGCATTTCTTTAATGGGGTTTCTCAAGCATGGCCTATATTAGACTATATCTCGTACCGACCACGAACGGTGCAGATCAGCAGGTAATCGACGTTGATTCGATGTCTCTAGTATTGAGTAAAGGCGCGTTCGTGCCCGTACAAAACGCGCCAAGCATTACGTTAATTGGCGCGCCAGTAGATTTCCAATTTACAGGATTTAGCTCAGAAGATGTTTCATTAAATCTCAGCAATGCTCAGCAACAAGAGGTACGAGTATGCTGGCGAGAACCTGTAGGCTCTGACGATTTCCCCAACGAAACTGTAGTAACAGCTACCGATCCATCCGGCGGCGTGTGCGTCTGTGGCATTACATGTCAGGGCACCAACCTATCATACGTGCAAGTGTCCAACGTACAGGTTACGGCCTGACCAATCCGAGTTTAGTCTAGGAGTCTATTTTGGAATCAACAGACGACGGATTTCGAACTCGGCCGCTTCGAACTTGGCTGCTTCTAACCGCTGCGCGGGCCAGTGACTCGGAATTGATCCGACCATCAAACATTTCTGATTTACGCCGCAAGTTTCAAAAGCAAGGCAAACTATAACGGAGTATTACATGAGTTCTAATCAATTTGGTTTGGCTTTGGTAGCACCGTCAAAGCAGACTCTCATTCCTATCATGACCACCAGTGGTGCTTTGTATGGGTTCTATCCAATAGCAGACACTACGTTTGCTGGCACAGAGACTACGTTCACGTTGTCTGACGGTGAGATTCCTATCACAAGCGTAACACTGCCGCCTAAGAATCTGACGAACGTCTATGACGAACGTCGGGTCCAGCAATTTATGGTTGCTCAATGGCCTGCCGTTCAAGACGGAGTCAAACCGTGGCGTGGTTATTCGGAATTCGTGGACGTTGCAATCCCGAATACGCTTGGCTATTACTCGTGGTGGTCGATGCCGGTCACGTCGTGGTTCAAGCATTTTGGCCGTGGTGTCTACGTCAACTCGTTGCTCTTCGGGATGAACAAGTTCCTTCCTAGTGCTAGTCCTCAACAGACCCCTCCGGATATTGTGACTCCTCAAACATTGCAGTGGGCATGTACTCAGAACTTGCAGGCGTTCACCACTGACTGCGCGTTCATCGACTTCCGTTGGGACTTATTGTTTGAAGCTGTTCAACAGTCTGATCCCAATCAGCAAGGTAACACTACGATACCGCTTAACATAACTACTACCAGTAATCCAGCCGGTGGTTTCTTCAAAGCTTCGGTTGTGCAAGGAAGTGGTGGGCAGACTATAGTCCCAGGTGGTGGTGTTGTGTTCAACACGGTTCGCATATTGCGCCTACAAGATCCGACGGCTGGTGACTACGTATTCAACTTCGCTATCCAAGATGATCAGGGCCAGACAACTCCTGCAGTCCTTACGCTAACGGTGGTCTAAATGAGCGCCACAGTCAAAGACGTTATGCACTTTAACTTCGTGTGTAGTTTTGACTTTGATGTTGACACTGGGGATAAGTCACGTGACCTAACAATAACCAGCGTAGAAATAACCGATGTTTTGGTTTTGACATTTGTTCTAGCCTCGGACGTTAAGTATCCAAACCTGGGCCAAAAGAATATCTCAGTGGCCGCAGGTATCGGCAACGCCAAGGAATTCTACAATGTCATAGACTATAAGCTGACTAAACTCAAGAACGTGCAGCTTAGTTTGGTAGACGCTACAAACTCAGATCCAATCTATCTACGCCATACATACGAATACGAACTAGTGTCTACATATGTCTGCGTCACTGGCGGTTTAAAGTTAGAAACGTAGAATAGTAAATACAATAACCCTTCCCAATTTACAAACTACATGCAAGCAATAATCGATACCGATGTACTTCAGGAAGCGATACGTATTGCCCTGCGACTTAGTCCACCATCAAGCGGTAACATAACGCTACAGAGTGACGGGCAATCCCTGAGATTGTATAGCACCGCTGAATTATCCAACTGCGCGGTTCTCTTGCCGTGTGCTGTTAAAGGCAAAGCCATATTTGCCATTCCTACAGACAGCTTGATTCAAGCAGCCAAGGGACATACGAAGCTGGAGATGGTTTTCGACAAGACCATGTTGAAGCTTAAATCCGGCCGATACTCAGCGAGTTTGACAACAGTAGACGCTATCCAAATCGATGAGGAAGCCAACGAAGAGGTCAACGGGAAGTCCTGGAAGATAACTGTTGATCAGCTACAATGGTTAAAGCAGGCAGTGGCCGCTGTAGCTTTGAAGCCGGTTCAAAACATTACGACGTTCATGCCTATATCGGTGAAGCTGACTTCTAAGTCAGCTTTTGTTTCTTGCTACGACGAAAATCACATGTCATTCGTCAACAGCCGGGAAATTACAGGCGATATGGAACTAACGCTGCCAATAGAAACCATCACTGCGGTATTAGACACGTTTAACAGAATCGCTTGCAGACTAACAGTCACTAACTCCGCATTGATAGTCAGGAATAAACTGGTGAACGTAAGTTTAGCATTGCCTGAAACCAATGAGGATTCGTCAGTAAGTTCAGATATGGTGCTACAGAAAGCTAGATCAGCCATGAAGGAAGACGGCATGTCTCTAGAGTTAGACAAGAAGGGTATGATCCAGTTCTTGGATAACTGCCGGGCTATATCTACTAAAGAGCGGCCTGAATTGATGGTAATGACTGAACCCGGCAAGATACGATTCCTTGTAAAGACCGACAATGGTGTGGTTAAGACCTACATGAAGTCTACTGTCAAGAAAACTAGTGAATTCAAGGTGGACTTTGAGTTCTTCGATGAAGCTGTCCGTAAGTGCGGTGACACTGCTATTTTCAAGGTTGTTTCGGATTCGTTCTTGGCGTTCAAGACAAAGTCCACTAACCTATTGATGTCCCTTAACCAGGAATAATCAATGGCCATTCCGTCATTCACAATAAATGGTAACACCCCAATAAACATAGAAATGCAGATGGACCCACATCTATTCTATGCCATACAGGACGGCCATGCTCTGTTCACTACGCGTATAGAACAAGGTACTGTCGTTGGTATCGGTGAACAGATACCGATGTCTTGCATGTTCCAGGTGTATCGGCTCACTCAAGGTGACGTTAAGGTAGGGTTCTACTTCGTGTCACAATTCCACGTGGTAAATAGTGGTGGGTTCCTAGCAGCCTACATGACACGTGGAATTGGTAAGGCAATAGCCGTTGAAGTATTGCTTAAGACCCCTGACCTAGTCGTCTACCACTACACTAATCGTGGCACCCTTATAGTGTGTCCGGTTATAGGTGACGATGTACGAGTCATCTTCGAAGAACAATAGCTTGACCTTATGTTAAGGAGCAGTAAATGGCCAGACGTCAGGCAGAAGAAGTAGATTTACGTGGCCTGTTGTCAGAGGTCAAGGTTGACGCAAAGTACACGAAGTTTAGGAACATTGTTAAGGCAGTGCACGATAGATTGAATTTAGACGCTGACCGCAAAGAAGCATTTGCCTTGCATGCCAGTCGGACGTCAAGGACTTTAAGATCCAAGAAACAGTACAGCCCGAAAGCATTGATGGACGCAGCATTAACGGATCTTAGTGCGCGCGCTCGCTTGGTAGAGATCAGAGTTAAAGCTTCGTATCATCTAGGACTGCTTGACGACGCCATGAACGCCATGCGTCGACATCTAGTAACGCAGTACAACGATGAGATTAGCAAGTACAGCAACGAAGCTCAACGTAATGCCTTGATCCAACGTGTTCAAGGGACGGCATTGGACCTAGCCGAGGAAGGAAAAGAATTCATGGCAATGCTTGATACGATCATCAAGGATATCGACCAAGCTGGATTCAGTCTACGTACTATGACGGAATGCCTGAAACTTCTAGACGGTTCAAAGGGACGTGTTCTTTAGTTTAGTAAGAGACCAAAATGCAAACATTACGGGCGTTCTATAACTATTTTAAAGCACAAGCAGATAATACTGTTGGTGCCTGTTGGACCTATAACACTTACGAGACAAAATTAGGATACCGTGAAGAAATAGTCTTTGTTAGTTCATCGATTGTTCTACAGATGATGCCACCTAATCAAGATCTGTCTTTGATCGTTATCCAGACTAAGGACACCCGCATCTATAAACACGCGGCCTATCTGATGGGCTTGGCGTGCTCGTTCTTCTTGGATGCTGACACTGATCAATACAACATATCAACTTACGGCCAAGGCTTCCAAGGATTTATTGGTGTAAATAGTGTGGACATAAAGGCATTTAACATCGAAGGCACTGTAGAGCGTCTAGATAGGTTCGGTAATCAACATGAACATTCAATAACCAAGGTCGCTGGTGTGACAGTCAAACGACTACCAAAGGAAATGAAATGAGCTACGTTATTGTGTCTGGTCCAGCGTTGTCCACAACTAAGTCAGACGCCAAGTATCTAGCGTTAATGTCGCTTGGTGACAAGCCAGCTCTTGTGTGTACGATAACGTTCGCGCCTAATTTGGGCAAGCAATTGACGTTGAATCTTAACAAGAATCTAAGTGTAGCCGCTGACTTCGCTGCCGCACTTCAATTCATACAGACCGTAGCCAAGCAACACAAAGGAATTCCAGTAGTAGCCATAGACGTAGACGCTTTGGTATTTAGTATTGCCTTGTCAACAGCAATGGCTTCTACAGATAACACAATTGGAGAGCTTCTAGCAACTATGAATTTCGTTGTTGACGCTACTGCCGAAGCAACTACTCAGACCAACAAACCAGCCAACAGTATTCGGTTCACTGGTCTGAACATTCATGGCATCAAGAAGTTGTCGAGTGCCACTGATATCAAAATGACAGTAACCATCAAATGACAGTTATTGTGAACGCGCGCGAAGCATTCTTTATACGCAAGGATAGTCTGCCAATAAAAGTCCGAAAGGGGTTGCTGGAGAAATACAAATTTCTGTTCTTCGAAGAAAAAGCCTGCGCTAAATGTGAATTCCACGAAGAGCGACTAGCGTCACCAACTCACATAGTTGAAGGGGTATGCGATAACTGTGCTGCGTTTAAAGGCGGCGCTGAATTAGCTTCAATAGTTACTGTCGGTGACAACTCGTATCTACGTACTCCGATTGGTGATCAGTCAGGGTTACAAAAGATATTGACCAACAACGGCATCGGGTTCAACGTCAAAGAACGCTACCCGTCCAAGAGATTCTCACAGCGCATTAAGTTTACTGGAACATTGAAGGACTACCAGCCTGAAGCTGTAACGGCAATCATAGAGAAGGAACGTGGAGTTCTCCGAGCACCGCCCCGTTCTGGGAAAACTATAATGGCAGCGGCCGCTATCTGTAAGATTGGCCGCAAGACCATGATCATGGCATCGCAACGTGAATGGCTGCTAGGCTTCAAAGAGACGTTCATTGGGTCAAAGACACAGAAGGCGTTGACCGACTGCAGTAAAGACAAGATTGGCATAGCCAAGACTTACGCCGATTTCCTTAAATACGATATCTGTCTAGTAACCACTCAGACATTCTGGTCGGAAGGTGGACAACGTCTGTTACGAAAGTTACGGGACATGTTCGAATGCCTGTTTGTTGATGAAATCCATACTGGTGCTGCACCAAAGTATGCGATTGTGATTTCATCGATCAACTCCAGATACAAAATTGGACTTAGTGGTACACCGTCACGTAAGGACGGACGATATGTGTTAATGCGCAACCTCATGGGGGCTTTAGTTGCTGACATCAAAGTCGAGCGCTTAAAGCCCCATGTACGATTGGTACGCACTAGCTATGTGAAGACGTACAAGGGTAACGTACCATGGACACGCATGATTAGTAGCTTGGAGAAGGATCCTAAGCGTCTGAAGTTAATTGCTCAATGGGCAGTGAAAGATGCGCTGGCTGGTCACATGGTGCTCATTCCATTCTCACAAATTACACCGATAAAAGCACTGGTCATGGCTATCAATCGAATAGCTGGTAAAGAATTGGCGTTTCCGTTCTATGGTGGCCTAAAGAAAGACGTACGTGACAGTTACATCCAGGCCGCCCGTAGATACAAGGCCAAGATCCTAGTATGCAATACCAAGATGATCAGTACCGGCACAAACATACCGCGTGCTAGTTGTCTGTACGATGTGACCATGTCGTCCAATCTAGAGAATTGCGAGCAGCGAACATCGCGTATCCTAACCCCCTGGGATGATAAGCCAACGCCGATTTTGAGGATATTCCTAGATGACAGTAACGTGCGGCGTAATTGTCTACGCAATGAGATCTTCAATTGTCTAAAGCCTAAGTTTAGACCAGTTATATCAGATCGAGACAATGAAGTGTTGAAGGGTTATTTTGCTAATAAGCAGAAATTCAATCAACGTTTGGAGTTCTGATACGAAGAGGCGATAGTTGGAATATTAAACGTGATACATTGGCGGGTAAAGCTGCTGTCTCATACATGGCGGCCATAAGGAAAGCCGCGGACCGGGTAGATACAACGTCACACGCGGTCGTTGTAGAAGATGCTATACGTTCAATAGAATTCTTTCTTGATAAGCTGAAAACTGAGATGGCTAAGATGTCACAACTTGAAGACTTAACATCTAAGGACTAACTAATCATGCAATCCAATAACCAGTTTACTGAAGTGTCCGAAAAACAAGGCCGGCGTGAAACACGCGGACGTAAGCCATTGTATGGTAAGCCGACAAAGCAGATATCGATGCGTATTGATGGTGAGACTTCAGAATTTCTACGTGGCTTGGGAAACGGCAGTATGTCGGCTGGAGTAAAGAAGGCCGCTGCCATAGTCATGAAGATGGATCATAGCCTAGTTGCTGCTTTCGAACTCTTGAACAAACAGGATTAAAGTGGTAAAGCGAGGATCGACCAAATGATACCCTCAAAATTTACAATAACAAATAAATTGCCGGATAAGCCCGCGGATCCAGGGCTTCATTATTTTATCAATTCGTCATCAGACGTTAATGTAGACACATTTAGAACTATCCTAACAAAGATCGATAGTCTGTCACACCCTATAGGGGAACTACGCGCCGCGTCTTACTTGAGTAGCGTTCATTTCGATAAACAACCGCTGACACTTGAGTCACAACGGTTGTTGATCAACAACGGATACAATTACGTTGGACCGCTAGGTGTATGGAGTTCGCCCACGATATATGGAGCTCGTGTACAAGGTAGTGATTTTGGTATTTCAACTATAACAGCAATGGTTAAGATCATGGTTGAAGTACTAGACCTAATGAATATACACAACACAAGTATCATAAATGCGGTAAATTACGACATGCTGTGTTCTGCGATAGTATCACTACTATTCAAGATGCGGACTAACGCAGAGCTTGTAACTGTTCAAACTTATCGTAGTGTAACCGACAAACTATTGGTCAGCAAGATATCCATGCCGTTGGACTACCGAAAAGAACTAACCTTTAGTGTGGGTTCAGGCATTACACGTTTGTTCATGGTGAGTGGTCACCTACGCGAACTAATCGATGGGGCCAAGTTGTTGTTTCCTGATTACTTCAGTAATGACCAGTCTAAGTATGAACCGTATCCAGACTGGCTGACAACCTTCCAGGACCCAAATAAAATGTCTAATGGTCAACTGGTATGTGCTTGGCTGTAAATAAAGTAAATCAACAAGTACAGGATTTATATGATCCCTTCCAGATTCTGTCTGACTAATACGTTTCCCACTGAAAATGCTAAAGACGGTCTGAACTACTATCTGCATGCGTATGATCTACCGTCAATCACAGATTTCAGAAAAGTCCTTGAGGACATAGCGCAAGCCGGATTAAATCTAAATCAGCACATGAGCGGTCGTATTACTGAGCGTCCTGTAAACATGCTTGGGGACCTAGGCTGGAAGAAATCCGTGAATGCCGCGGAACGTGAGGTTATAGATAGTTTTGGATACAACTATGTAGGAATTCTTTATCATTGGAGTCCACTCATATTAGGTAGCCAGATATCCGGCTCTGGATCCATACTGGAATCAGCAATGGCCGTTAACGATCTACTGATACACTTGGACATTATCAATCTTAAGCTAAGTAATGAGTGGGCTCATGGGGACCTAAATTATCTGCAAGCTTGCTTGATTTACCACGTTGGAAATATGTGTAATGATTTTCTTTCCCGTCAGCGTTTCCTAGGGGTGGACGGCATAAAATACTGGTGTAATGATTCCATCATCAAAATTCAGTTTAATGGACTCTATATTGGTGGTGAAGCAACACTTACCATGAACATGAATACTCCGGATATAAATACTCGGAATCAGTTATGGAGCATGTCACCAGTAACTTTTGAATACTACAAGGCTGCTTGTTTGTTGTATCCAGAACTGAAGGACACCGTGTACGACAAGGTCGTTTACTATAATGGTATCAATGATGCGAGAGATTAAAGGCACTCAAGGTAAGAGGGTTTATGCTAGGAAGACAGTGGCCTATAATCCTCAAGACGAAGCTACTATAGAGGACCTACAGATCGCAACAAAAGTAAAATCCAAAGCTAAGCCTGTTGAATCAGACGGTCCCCGTCGTATCGACGCAAGACCAAATCATCAGTTACGATCAGTTGTCCCAGGTAGCGTGTGGCGCTGTGCTAGTTTCAAGTGGGACCCACTGCCGTTCGTTACCGAAAACGAACGGTTAGAAGACCGGGTTATAGAAACTAGTGTTCAGCAGGAAGGTCTGTCGCTGTTCACAGAACAACCAGACACAGCTATGGTCTACGGGGTAAGCGGCAATCCTAGCGACGAGAAGGCCAAATTGTTTGCTGCCTATCTAGTTGGACTACATCTAGCGTTCATGGGCAACAAGGCCAATGTTTTGTGGCACACTCTGTACGGTGGCTTCGACAACAAGATCATGAAGGACTACGATGAGATATATGGTAAGGCATCGCCAACTATACTGGTACTGTCCAATCTAACTCCTAACAGCACCAGTGTCAAATTAGAGAAAGCTCGGGATCTAATAGAACGCTTCTGTGATATACCACGTATCATAGTCAACGCAGGTGAAGACCCCATGTCATTCCTTACAACGCGCTTGTATGTTCAAGTGAACGCTGTGGCCTACTTCTCTGAGACGTTGGTCAAGAAACGGATTGAAATCATATGAACAGCCACCAGCGTAGAGTTAAAGAGCGTAAGGGCCGCATGCGTATACTGTGGTTAGATAACAATCAGACTAAGAAAGTAATGCCGTCCAGAGAAGAACACGCCAAAATGTTTACTGGCATGATCGGCACTGTATATGGGTTCTCTATTATTGAAAGTTCGTTAGCAACTGAAGATTCAATTGCCAGTAAATAGTATGGGTATGTTAAAGCAATAATGGGGGTGTATCATAGCCAAACTTGTTTCGCCTCGTGCAGAACTTGCAGTGTTGAGAGGGATGTGTCACAAGGACAAGAGAGTAGCCGGGGCTTTGTTGGCACAGATCGATGAATCATATTTCTTTAGCGAAGAATCACGGGAATTGTATCAAGGCATCAAGCGTCATATGCGGGAGTCAGGTACGAGCCCAAGCTTTAGGCTGTTGGTTGAAGACCCGGATCTATCTGAGGACGCACGGTCACACTTCAAAGATAGTGTATCAACAGTCCGTACAATTGATGACGCTAACAAGGCATCCAGGATACTTAACAAGTATCGGCAGACCAGAGGCTTGTTTAATCTAGCAGCCCACATCAATCAGAAGGTACAAGGGTCTAGAGTTAATCTTGACGAACTACTTGAAGAGACGGCAACCGCCTTCAACATTGTACGGTCCAAAAAATCAACGGCTGATTCGTTTACACACTTCGGACGTAACAACAATAGTAACTCTCTGATACGAAAGATATTGTTCGAAGACAACTCCGAACAGATTATACCGACTGGCGTAGGTGCATTTGATACAGTCAGTGGTGGATTTGCTCGTGGTTCGCTAGTCACTATCGGTGCTAACAGCGGTGGTGGTAAGAGTGCGTTGGCCGGGGCAATGGCCATCAAGATGGCTAACATGGGTTACAAGGTACTGATAGTTCCTTTGGAAATGTCCAAAGACGAGATGTCCTGCCGTATCGTAGCCAATGTAACTAAGACGAATCTTACCAAGGTACTACTGCAGCGATTGGCTACTGGCGAACGTGATCTAATATACAAGAGACATCGTCGTTGGGAACGCCGTGTCAAGGCCAAAGGCGGTCGTCTTACTTTGTTCAAACCCCAAGAGGACATGAACATCGAAGAAGTGATGGCTGCCATTAGTGCCTACGAATGCGATGTGGTTATCATCGACTACATATCATTGTTGAAGGGTGTTGATGGTGAAGATATGTGGAGGGCCTTGGGTAGTGTGGCGCGTTACGCCAAGATCAATGCTGAAGTTGAAAAGCGTGTGAACATTCTGTTGTGTCAGGTTGGTGACGAAGGTAAGATCAGGTACGCCAGAGCTATCAGTGAGCATAGTTCAAACAGTTGGATTTGGATCGCTACTAAAGAGACCAAAGAAACTGGTGAAACGTTAATCGAGCAACCAAAGTCACGGAACAGTCTAGGCTACGCGTTCAGGGTAAAGATCGTATACGAATACATGCGCGTAGAAGACATGCCGCAAGATGATTCATTGGGTGCTGCTAACGACGATGAAGTTAATCCAAAAAACAAACGAAAGGGTACTGATTATTCGGACAAGACTCATAAGATAAAGAAGCGTCGTGACGTGCCAAATCTTGCAGCCGCCTAGGAATCAATTAACAATGATAGATTCATGCGATTACGACGACAATCCCGAACCGTCTGATGACCCGGATGATCCAAGTTACGTTAAACCAAAGCTTAAGAAGTTTATGGTTCTGGCATGGACCACAGACTGCGGTGGCGGTACTGACGATTTGAAGTTCACAGCCGACACAGTAAAAGAATGCTACTCGTTCATTGCTGGTCCCAGTCAGAGAATGGTTATTCATAGATCCACAGGCCCGCTTATCTTCTACACGTTTAATGAATATGAGATTGTTGACACTTCTAATTACGCTAGAATAGCCTATTTCGACTGCCCAAGTTTCAACGGGGTGCCAACTGTCGAACTAGACGACGACCCATTATTTGGCCGAGAATTGTGGGCGCTGAAGGACAAAGGTCTACTTGATTAATTAGGGAGTTTCTATGGAGATGCAATACGAAGTGAAGGCCGTCGGCATACGATACGCATGTGACGTGGGCGGATGTACTGGAGAGATGAACGTAGTGGCTAATGGTGCTGACATATTTGTGATGGACAGCCCGACACTTTTAATCCGTCACGTGTGTACCGTGTGCGGCACTAAGATGGAGTTGCCTGACAAGTATCCAACCATACGTCATTATCGTGTATGATCAAATACAGAGAAGGGCGGACTCTAACTGATTTGGTGAATGCGTGGGCCTTACTTAGGACTTTAGACAACTATTACCCAGATTTCGAGTATTGGTTCGTCAATACGGCGATGCCTAGCGTAATGGTTGGTAACGACGTGTTATTGATTGCCGAGTCTAGTGGCGTCATGCTGGGGATCGCTTTAGGACGACGTAGCGAGCCTAAATTGCGCTGTGTTAGGGTTTGCCCACAAAGCCAGAAAACAGGACTAGGGATCCATTTAATAGAGAAAATGCTCATTCTCTTAAATGATGAAAAACCACGATGTACGGTGAGTGAGGAACTACTGCATTTGTATGGGCGGCCACTGGTTAATCATTTTGATTTTAGTTTGACCAGTGTGGCACGGGGAATGTACCGGAAACATAAATTAGAATACGTGTTCAACTAAACCAAAGCCAGCTAATCAATGAATATACCTGCACTGTATCATCAGTTTACGGAATTGGCTAAAACCAATCAAATGGTAGCCGGAGCCGTCAGTCTGTGGGGACTAGGAGTCTTAACCTACGTAGCACGAAACGTCCCACGGAATATATTGAAGACGGTGGCCCATCAATCAACAACCAGTCTCTTGTTGCATAACGCTGGATGGTACGGTAATCGTGAAATCTTCTTGGCTTTCAGTCAATGGTACAAGTCAAAGCCTGGTGCTGGCATGTCACGCTCTCTATCATTGGATAAACAAGACGATGCGTTAATAGTCGGTCCAGGATATGGTCTACACTTCTTTCGTTACGGATGGCGTTTGTATTGGTTTGAGAAGGCGCGTGTAGATACTCCGGGCGGTGAGAATTTCAAAGAGACCATTCTGTTAACCACGTTCGGCCGGTCACACAAGCCATTGGCGCGTTTGATAGATGAATTCAAACCTAAACCAAACAACGGTATGTTGGAAGTGTTTACCGTTGGTAACAGCCTCAACGATTGGGATAAATGCGCGAACATTGTCAAACGTCCGTTAGAATCAGTAATGTTGCCAAAGAAGACCAGGGACTTATTGCTGAAACAGTTAGACGAATTCTATAGTCTACGTTCCTGGTATTTAGAGAAGGGATTGACACATAAGCTTGTCGTATGTCTATACGGAGTTACTGGATGTGGAAAGACCAGTCTTGTCAAAGCACTAGCTGCTTTCTACAACCGGAATGTGTACACGATGAATTTGAGTAGCGTTACCGACAAATCTCTGCAAAGATATTTGGGAAGTGTACCGGCTGGATCATTTGTGTTGATAGAAGATTTTGATTCGTCGAGTGCTACTAGGAGCAGAGACATAGAGAAGAGTGGTGTGGGTAGTGGTAGTGGACCGTTGGTCATAGCTGAAGACTACAATCCGTTGACTTTGTCTGGCTTACTGAATTCGATGGATGGTGTCACACAGTTGGACAACATTGTTATATTTATGACCACCAATCATATCGAACGTATTGACAGCGCAGTCTTACGTAGCGGCCGTATCACCTTAACTATTAAGATGGAACATCTGAAGACTCTCGAAGTACAAGAATATGTTAAGTACGTGTACGGCGAAACCATTACAGATGAATTCCAATCGGTTGCTGGCTGCTATGTGGAAGGATTACTACTAGAGCACAAGATGGATT